TCACCAGCCCTGCCGGGCGATGAAAATCTGTCCCGGGGCGCCTTCGTAGACCACCGCGAAGCCGTCCGCGACCGCCAAGCCGAGATCGCGCTTGCGGCAGCGCTCGATGCGACATCCCGCGCCCGCGGCGTCTGCTGCCGACGCCAGCTCGAGCCAGGGGCCGCCAACGTGACGCTCGTAGAGCGCGCGCGGCACGACGTAGTACGTGAGGACCGGCTCGCGCGCGCGATCGAGCGCGTCCTGCTGCTTGCGCTTCCGCAGCGTGGCGCGGGCGAGGACGAGCTTGACGTTGGGCGTGGTGAACATCAGGCGTCTCCCTTCAGCGGTTTCGGGCGCGCGGTACGCAGCCGGGCGGCCGGCGCGAGCTGGCTGAGCATGTCCTGCAGGGCCTCGACCTTCGCGCGGGTGACGGCGTGCGCGGTCTGCGCGGTTTCGACGGCGCGGAGCGCCTTCTCTGCTTCGTTTCTCGCTCGCGTGAGATCGCCCTCGAGCTTCTTGCGTGCATCCTTGAGTCGCATGTCAGGCCTCCGTTTTGGACTTCATGTGCTCGAGCCCCACCGGGTCGCCCTCGGCACGTCGGTCGACGCGCCACTCGGCGCCCACGCTGCCGGCGATGAGCACGTCGGCCAGGCGCTTGATGGCCGCGTCGCCGATCTCGACCTTTGTGCGCTGGCGCGCGACATCGTCGACAATGAGTTCGGGCGCGAGCCGGCCGTGGCGCGCGAGCTCGACGAACACGGCTTCCGCGATCTCGAGCGCGATGTGAATCAGGCTCGCCGACACGGTGTTAACGACATGCAGCTCGACGGTGGAGCCCTTGGTGTCGGTCATGGCGTTACGGTCTCCGGTGGTACGCGGTAGTGCGCGACGCGGTCGGGCAGGAGCCAGCCGCCGCGAATCAGGAAGTGAAAGAGCGCGTCGAGCCCGCCGCGGACGTACGGCGTCGCTGTGGCGAGACACGCGGTCTCGAAGGTGCGCTGATCGGCGCTCGCGCGGCCGCCGGCGGCCTTCACTTCCCAAAAGAGCACCGTCGCGGCGGCGAACTGCGGGCGGGGCGGCCGTGGCGGCGTCGGCAGGAACGCGATGACGTCAGCGATCCCCGCGGTTTGGCACGTCCCCTGATGGTCCCCGCGCGGGCGCCTGGTGCCGAGAACATAAACTGAGGCGCCGATCGATCGAAGAAGCGCGCAACCTTGCGCCTGCACAACTTTTTCGCGTTGCTGCTTCATCGGCTCGGCCTCCACTTTCTGCCTTGGAGCGCATGCGAGATGGTCGACTTCGAGACCCCGAGGCGTCTCGCGAGCTGGGCGTGTGAAGTCCCACCGAGCACGTATTCTCGATTCAACTGATCGACGAGCTCGACAGTTAGTCGCGTCCGCCTCCCGCGCTGCACGTTCACTTGGTTTGTGACCGGCTCGAGGTGAATCGGATTTACACACGCGCGGCTTCTGCACAAGTGGTCAAGTGTCAGTCCGCGCGGGATTCGCCCAGCTGCACGCTCGTAATAGACGCGATGTGCGGGCCGTGCGGGCTTCCCGTGGCCGTCAACACTGAGCTTGCCGTATCCGTGCGTGTCCTTAGAGCCGCTGAAGATCCAGCAACCAGTGACGTCATCGACGACGTGGCCAACGCGACGGCCCGGCTCGAAGGGCACATACACGCCCTGGCGCTGCTCGATCTTCTCGCGCTGCTGCGGTATCCGGCGCGTCATGTGGCCGCCTTCGCCTGCAACTCGCGCAGCCGGCGCTCGAGACGGTCGGCCCGGCGTTTCCAGTACCGGTACGCCCGGCCGTATCCCAGGCGGTAGCCCTCCCGATACGCCGCCGCCTTCGTCGGGAAGCGCTCGGCGTGCGTCGTGAGCGCGCGCCACCACGTGCGCCGCGCCGCCGCGCTCGCTTTCGCAGCCCGCGCGCGGCGCCACGCGGGATCGGCACACTTGCCGCCCTGCGGCTTGCGCCGGCGCGTCGTCCCGATCGCGGTGACGTCCGTGTTCATCGCGCCCTCCGGAAGCGCTCGGCGTCGGGGCAGCGCGAGAAATGCACGACGTCGGCGTCGATGCGCCAGATGACGGCGCCCTCGGCGTGCTCGTACGGCGACTCGGTGGCCAGCGCCACCGGCTCGCGGTCGCACGGGAGCCATTTCCCCGACTGCACCGACTTGATGAACCAGAGCCGGACGCCGCAGCCGCGGCAGGTCTGATTGAAATTCACGCGGTCGCCGAACACGCGGATCGTTTTCACCACGGCCATTACGCGGCCCCCCGCTCGAAGACCGAGACCAACCGCACGCGGTGATTGCAGGAGCGGATCAGCGTGATCCGCATGACCGTCGTCCACTGCGTCTTGTCGAATTGCGGCCAACAGGTGTCTAGCCACACCAGATGCCCGCCCTTGACCGTCACCTCGGCGAGCGCGCGCGTGGCGCGGAGCCGATCGACGCCGGCGGTCCCGTAGCGCTCGGCATCAGCCGCCGAGTACGGGGGGTCCGCATAGATGAGCTTGAAACGGAACGGCCGGAACAACGCGGCGACGTCATACACGCTGCCGACGACGTCGGGCGTGCAGGCTTCGCGGGTATCGAGCCGAACGTAGACAGGACTGGTCGGCAGTGACCCCGAGAAGGCGTGAAGAATGCCGTCGCGGACGTCTGGGAAAAAAGCCGCGACGCGCTCGAGATAGCCCCTCGGGTACGCGCCGTAGAACCCGCGGCTCGCGGCGGCGTTGCGGTAGTCGCCGCCGGTGAGCCAGGTCGCGTAGATCACCGGCCGCCCGCGCTCGAACACCACGCGCGGCCAGGCCGCCTCGTTGTCCGAGAACGTCGCCATCCAATGCGCGGCGCGGGCGGCCAGTTTCACTTATTGCCGCCGATCTCGATGACCCGACCGCTCGCGAGGTCATACCGACGCCCGGCGGGCGGGTTCGTGTTCGAGCCGAGGCAGTGCCGACCCTTTGGACCATGAAGGCGGGCACGGCCGAAGGCGTCGCATGAGATTCGGCGCCCACAGGCCCAACACTCGACGTAGCGAATGAAACGCCGGCTCACTTCTTGGCCTTGCCCTTCTTCTTCGCCGGCGCCGGCGTCTTGGCTTGCGTGTCGGTCTTGGCGGCCGCCTTCGCTGCGGCCGCGTCCTCGGCCGCGATCGCCTTCGTCACCGCGTCGACGTTGAGGCCGAGCTTCTTCGCGTCGGGGCCGAAGAACTGAAGCTCGCTCGTTCGGGGCAGGGAGAGCACCAGCACCGTCAAAGCGGTCTTGTCCGTCAGGGCGACGCCGTACTCCTTCGCGATGAAGTTCCTCTCCCACTGGGCGACGGCGTTTCTGACAATGGCCGCCGTGAGCTTCGTGAACTTGAGCTCGACGTGCTCGGCGAGCGCCGCGAAGTACCGGCCCCGCACCCGCTTCCACTCGGCAGCGCGCTTCTCACACTTCTCCTGCTCGGCCTTGTAGTCGTTCGCGGGCGCCGACCGGCCCGAGCTGGTCGCCCGGGGCTTCGGGAAGTGCTTCGAGCACGAACGGCGCGTGCAGGCGTCGAGCGTCCGGAGTTTGCCGCCGTGGACAACGACGGCCGCGCGCGTGTATTCGCAGCGGTTCTTCTCGCTCTTGACTTCCTTCCACGCGGTCGACGGGATGACGTTCATCGCCCTCGCGGTGTCTCGGTCGAGATACCCGTCGTCCGACAACTGCAGGCGCACGACGGCGGCCGCGTCGATGTCGGCCTGGTCGTCCGCCTCGGTGCGCTGCTCCGCGACCGGCTCGAGCTTGAGCTGTTTTCGAACAGCGGGATCGTCGATGTCGACCTTGGTGTGGTCCTCGACCCACTCATCGAATTGGCTGAGCTTCACGAGGTCGAGCGCGAGCTCTGCCCACTCCTTGTCGTCGATCTGCTTCTCGATGGACTTCCTCGCGTTGTAGAGCGCGCCGAAACACGCCGCCAGGGCCGCGATGTGCTGATCCTTGGGCAGTCGCGCGATGCGCTCGGCGTGCTTCGCGGTGATCGCGTCGACGTCGAGCGCCTCGAGCACGACCGGCTCGAGTTTGAGCAGCTTCAGCCGATCGCGCACGTAGGTCTCGGAGCGGCCGATCTTGCCGGCGAGCACCTTGTCGTCGGCGTAGATGCGATCGAGCGTGCGGAGTCGATCGAGCGCCTTCGCTTCGTCGAGCGGGTGCATGTTCTTGCGCTGGATGTTCTCGGTGAGCGCGAGCTCGAGGAGCTGCGCGTCGGTGACGGCGCGCACCGTCGCCGGGATCGTCTCGAGGCCGGCGCGCTTCGTGGCGGCGTGGCGCCGGCTGCCGGCGACGAGTTCGTATTTCCCGGGCTCGAACAGAGAGACGCGGACGACGATCGGCTGCAAGACGCCGTGCTGCCGGATCGACGCCTCGAGGCCGTCCAGATCCGTATCGTCGCCCGCGTGGGGCTTCCGGGGATTGAGGGGACTCGCGATGATGCTGTCAATGTCGAGCCAGCTCGCCTCGAGGGCATGTGTCGTGATCGGGGGCATCGGCGGCACTTCGTTCGCGGTGGTGACGGCGCGGCGGGGCATGGGATCTCCTAGTCGGACAGACCCGCGGCCGCGGCGCGCCCGTCGCGCACGGGCCTCGGGCGAGGGGCGGTCTTCTTCGTCTTGCGCGTGGGCGGCGGCGCCACGGGATGCGCCCGGCGCCAGCAGGCACAGCGCGTCACGCGCGGGACGCCGGCAAGCGACTCGAACCGGCGCCAGCCGGTGCCGTCGCACTGATACGCCGGGCAGGTCGTGGTCAGGACCGTCATGCGCGCTTCTTCCTGCGCGCGCGGGCGGCGCGTTCGGCCTTGCCGAGTTTGTCGATGTCGTAGGTCAGGCGCGCGCGGGCGGCGCGCAGCTTGAGCTCTTCGTTCTTGTCGAGCTCGTGGATGCGTCCGGCCTCGATGTCGTCGAGCACCAGGTGCACGAGCTTGATGAGGGCTCTGGGGTTGTGCCCTTTGGTGTTTACGTGAACGGGGCGCGCGGACGCGCGCTGCTCTTGATCTTGATCTGATCTAGTTAACGTGGATCTAGTTCCGTTCGTCACCGGTGATGAGGGGGTGGTCCCACTCGTGATGAGGGGGGGCATCACGGGTGCAGAGCCCCCCTCCTCACTGGTGATGACCCCCCCGTTGCTCGGGTGAGGACCCCCCTCGTCACCAGTGAGGAGGGGGGGCTGCGGGTCTGACGACCCCCCCGCTGGTTTTGCGTACCGCACGATGTACAGGTTTGAGGTCTGATCGCCGTTGTGGTCGAAGCGCGCTTGGACGTCGAGCGCGCCGATGTCGATGAGCTCCTTCGTGGCCCGATCAATGGACGCCGCAGACGCCAGCAGGTCGGTCGTCAGTTGCCGGCGACTCGGAAACGCCTCCCCCGCCCGATCGGCATAGCGCGCCAACACGGCGAACAGCCGCACGCCCCGGTCACTGATGCCCGACCGGAGAATCCAGTCGGGCACAATGACAAACGGGCCGATATCGGACGCGAGGCGGGTGAGACGCGGACCGGCCATGTTAGAGCGGCACCCCCTCGGCCTCGAAGTCGAGCGCCGCACGGCGGGCATTGACGAGCTCGCTGGAGACCTTCAGGAGGTCGAGGACGCCCGCGGGGTTGGTGGCCCGATCGCGCGACTCGCTGGCCTGTCGACGAAACTCCTGCACCGTCGCACTCGCAAGCTGGAGCTCGGCGAGCGGCATCGTCGTGACCTTCGTCCACGACAACGTGCCGACGAGCGCCTCGAGGATGGTTTGCCGCAGGAGTTTCTCTTCGCGCGTCTGTCCGGGGAAGCACGCGGCGACCGACTCCTGGATCTCCTCGAGCGCGATGTCACGCTGCCGACCGAACTCGGCCGCCTCGCCACCGTCGAACAGCGCGCGGCTCGTGCGCGAGGGGTCCATTGCGCGTTGCGTCGTCGCCTGCCCGATGGCGAGCTGTTTGAAGTGCGGCGCGAAGACCTCGAAGACCTTCTTCCAGTCGCCCTTCTTGTAGGTGTTCATGTCGGGCCACATGAAGGTGCGGCCGTTCAGCGTGCGCCACCGGTCCTTCAGCACGTAGGCGTGATGGGCGATCGTGCCCTTCTTGGCCTTGGTCTTCTTCACGCGGCCCGCGTCGCTCTGAATGCCCTCCATCTCGATCAGCAGCGACGGCTCGTACCCGGCCTCGGACTCGGTTTTCATCTTCGTGCCGAGCTTGATGAGGTCGCCCTTCTCGCCGTCCGCGTCGTCCTCCTCGCGGTCCCACACGTAGCCGAGCCGGCCCGACAGCACGCAGTGCAGCGGCGAGTTGAGCATCTGCGTCGTCCACTGTTGCCACAAGCCCTTGAGCTCGGCCATGTGGTGAAACTCGAGCTTCTTGCGGCGAGATTTCTCCTTGAACGTGTCCGTCAACTCCGTCCACGGGTGTGAGTAGGAGTCGACGAGATACCCGCAGGCCTCGGCGTGCTCGGCCTCGCCGAGTCCGGCGCGCATGTCCTTGAACGCGCGGCTCTTGCCGACGAGGAGGGGCACGCCCTCGAGCTTAAACAGCGGCTCGAGGTAGTCGCTGCCGTTCTCGGTGTCGAGCATGAAGACCGGCGCGCCCTTGTGGAACGTCAGCGAGAGGCCGATCAGCATCAGCGCGCTCGTGGTGGTTTTGCCAGAGCCCTGCGAGCCGAAGATGCCGACCTTCGCGGCGGTCTGTTCGATGGCGACGGGTTTGAAGATGCTCATCGCTGGACCTCCTGTCCGAGCGCAAACGGGGTGAAGTAGGCGGCCTGGCCCTCGTGGCGCACGAGGCGCTCCGCGCGCTCGACGTCGGGCCAGGGGTGATCGGTGTCGGGATCGGCGTCGCGCGCGGCGTTGGCGTTCGCCTGGTGATACCGCCGCTCGGTCTCACAGAGCGCGCGGACCGCGGCCTCGACGTCGCGCCAGTGCCGGAGCGCGTCGATCGCGTCGGCGTTGCGCAGCGCCGCCGAGACGACGCGTGCGGTGATTTCGTAGGCCGTCCGAGACTTCATCCCGAACTTGACGTCCGGGAGGTTCTCAGCGGCCGCGAGCTGCGGCGCGAGACCGATCGCGCGGCGCAGTCGATGCCACGCGGGCCCGACGTCCTCGGGCACTTGGCGCTCGCACGCGCCGAGCAGTTCGCCGGCGACGACCAGCGCGCGCGCCTCGAGCGACGCGGTGAGCGCCTGCGCCATCGAGCAATCCGTCCGCGTCGACGCCGGTGTCGATGGCAGCCAGTCGGCCGCGGCGAGGATCGCGAGACAGCCCTGCAGCGCGCGCCACACGAGATCGGCGACGTCGGCCCAATGCGTGGTGTCGGCGTAGAGGCTCTCGCCCTCGCGGTCAAACCGCAGCCCGTAGATGTTCGCGATCTCGGCGGCCAGGCCGCGCGTGTGCCGGTCGATGGCGACGTAGGCGTGCGCGATCGCGTGGTCGCGCGTGCGCACGATGAAGACCGAGGGTTGATCGACTTCGAGAATCAGTCGACGCGTCTTGCCGTCGACCGTGGTGATCTCGAAGTCGAGTTGGTCCCGGCCGTTCGCGGCCGCGGCGGCGCCGAGCCCCGCGCGGAATTCGGCGAGCGCGCGATCGCACAGCCGGCGCGAGGCCGGCTGCACATGCACGCCGATCGCGACGACGCGCTTCGCGGCCAGCGGCGGGGTTGGTGTAGGATGTGTCTGCACGTTCGTTTCTCCTTGTGGGGTGCGGGCCGCGCTGTTCTAAGCAGCGCGGCCCTCTGTTGTTTAGAGATCAAGCCGGTCGAAAATCGACCCGAGCCGGTGATTGAGTTGCCCGACCGCGATCGCCTGGCGGCGCACGTGCTCGGTCAGTGGACTCGCGGCCGAGGAAACCTGCGCGCTTCCAGCAGTCGCGGCCGGCGCTGGTGTGGACGGACGAAGCACGGCGCAGCCGAGCCGTTGTTCGAGGAGGTTGAACCCCTGCTCAAGGGTCTCGATCTCTGAGTTGAGCCGCGCGACGGCATCCTCGAGCCGGTTCGACTTGGTCTGACTGGCCTGAGCCTCAAGACCGTCGCGTGAGTTTCCGGCCAAGGGACTGCTGCCGTTCGCACTTCCGAAATTCACTGACATTACTTCCTCCCTCTGAGCTGACGAATGACCAACGCGTCGACGGGTTCGTCGTCGCGGTATTTCTGAAGTTGTTTCTGCGAGAGCGCGTCGGTGGTCCGCTTGACCGATCGACCGAACACGAGGTCGAGCGCGATCGCGACGGCGCCGAGCGCCAGCACGAACACGACCAAGAGAAACACCCACGGCCCCCAGACGCGTGCTTCGGTGGGATCGCTCATGAGCCGGTCTCCTCGAAGAGCGACGGCTGCGGGCCGCCGGCGATGGACTCGAGCGCGTCACTCGTCGCGCGCAGCGCGTTCGCGACCTGCAGCAGGTGCCCGGCGGGCGCGACGACCCGCTTGCCGAGCGCGCGCGCGAGCTCGTCGACGAGCGCGTCGACGAAGACGGCGTGGATGTCGGCCGGCAGCTCGAGGTCGAGGCGCTGCAGGCTGAGCACGTTGCCGGCGGCGCCGGCTTTTTGTTTCGCCCACTGCGACGGCGACATCTTCAGCACGTCGGCGAGCTCGCCCTGCGAGAGGCCGGTGCGCACGAGCGCGCGCAGCACGCAGCGCACAACCGAGACGCGCATCCGCGCCGGCCGCGCCTTGACCGGCAACTGATCGGCAACTGATTGGCGTTGCCTTGCCGGAAAGGACAGGGTCACTGTTGCCGCCCTCCGTGTTGGATGTAGCGATCCAGATCGGACCGACGAAACCGTAAGCGGGTGCCCCAGTAGCCCTTGGCGAGGTAGAGCTCGCTGATGCGCGCCACGGCCTTCATGAAGGCCTTCCGTGGGTTCGGGTAGTCCGGCGCGCGATACCCGATGTAGAACGCGGCCTCGGCCGAGCTGAGATAGACCTGCTTCGCGAGGACCTCGATGTTGAACTCCGTCGCCGCCACGGTCTCGCCCTGATGGCGGCTCATTGGGAGACCGCCGGTGGTTCGGTTTCAGTGACGACGTAGCGTCGGAGTTGCTTGCCGAGCGCGCTGGCGATCTTCTTGGCGGTGCGTGGCGCGGGCTGTTGACCGCGGAAGATTCGCGAGACGGTGACCTGTGCGATGCCAGCGACGCTCGCGAGCTCGGTGTCTGAATAGCCGAGGGATTTCGCGTCGGCTTCCATGCGATCTGTGTTGTACCGAACGCCCATGACAAAAAACCATATTCTTAAACCAGATTCCAAGTCAAGTCTTTTTCAGCCGCAGTCAGCCATCATGGCGCTTCAGGCTTTAAGCTGTGGGGGCATGGCGCGGCCGGTCATTACTCCAAAGTTCGGGGCACGTCTCGCCCGCGCCCGTGAAGACCGCGGATTCACGATGGGGCAGGTTGTCGCGAAAGTGATCCAAACAGGGCCGATCTTCAACGGCTTCAGCCAGGCGCAACTCTCGCGCTACGAGGCGGGCCGCGTTCAGTTTCCCGATCCCGCGGTGCTCTGGCGGCTTGCCCGCCTCTACGGCAACGTCACGGTACAGGAGCTCGTTGACCTCCTGGCGATCGAACGGCAGGAGTGGGCGACAACGCACGACGACGCGACCGAGTCGCCACCGAAGGCACTCCGGGAACCGCGCCCCGGCAAGGTTCGACGCGCAAGCTCATGATGGTCCGCTGCGGTCTCCCCAGCGTCGCCGGGCCACCTGTGCCGGGAACGACATGCGCGGAGTGTCCCAGGCGATCGCCGTGTGTCTGCGGACGCCTGTACCTCGCGTTCCGACGAGAGAGGTGAAGCTGTGACCCTAAATCCGCGTGTCTGGATACCTGGCGTGCTCGTTGGCCTTCTTGTCAGCGGCGTTATCGTTTGGGCAACCCAGGACGATGCAGATGCGGCCCGGACGGTGGTGCGACGAGTGGTCCGCTGGCTACCGATCCTCGTGGGGCTGATCATCGCTGTGAAGCTCGCCCGCAAGGGTTGATGGGCATCTATCGCCGGAGCGGTTCACCCTATTGGTGGATGACGCTCACGCCACCCGGCCGGCCGGTCGTCCAACAGAGCACGAAGATTCATCACGACGCGGACACCGCCACGCAACGGCTCAAGCTGAAGGCGTCGGCCGAGACCCTGTTTCGGCAAAGCCAGGCCGAGCGCGTACTCGGGCTCGCCGGCGCCGGCCCGAAGCCGACGATCCAGACGTCGGCGTTTCTCGCGTGGTATGAGCAGCACGTCACCACGCACAAGCGCGGCGCCGCGCGCGAGCGTGAGATCCTCGCCGCGCTGCGCGCGGGCGTGGGGAAGTGGCCGCTCGCCGAACTCACGCGCGAACGTGTGCTCGAATGGCGCACGATGCGCCGCGGCCAGGTCGCGGCCGCCACCGTCAATCGCGAGGTCGACGTGCTCAAGCACGCGCTCGGCGAAGCGGTGCCGACGTACCTCGCGCGCAATCCGCTCGAGGGGTTGAAGCGGCTGCCGGCGGCGCCGACGCGCGAGCCCGCCGTGCTGTCGCGCGACGATGAAACGCGGCTGCTCGCCGTCCTCGAACGGCGCGACCAAGTGCTCGTGATCGCCGCGCTCGACACGTTGATGCGCGCCGGCGACCTGCTGCGGCTCGAGTGGGCGCATGACCACGGGACGTACCTGACCGTCGTGCAGCCGAAGACAGGGACCGCGTACCGCGTGCCGATTTCGTCGCGGCTGCGCGCGGCCCTCGACAGGCTCCGACGCCGCGGCCGGTACATCTTTGCGCATCGGCGGAAAGCCTCGACGCCCCGCCTGCAGACGAATTCCCTGAAACAGATGCTGGAGGACGGGTGCACGCGTGCGCGCCTCGCCTACGGCCGCCTGGCGGGCGGGATCACCTTCCACGGATTACGCCACACCGGCGCGACGCGGTTGATGGAGGCGGGGGTCGATCTGCGGACGTTGCAGGTCCTCGGCGGGTGGAGCTCGCTGCGCATGCTCGAGCGCTACGTGCATCCGGCCGATGCCGCCAAAGTGGCGGCCGTGGAGCGGATTGGCGAGGGGGTCGCCGTGCCGCGGGCTTTACAGTCGAGAAAGACCCGTCAGAAATCGAGGCAATCGTGACGTCTGGCCGTTCGCAACGCGGAGGTCGCGAGTTCGAGCCTCGCGCCGTCCAAAGCCCTTTCGCACGTATGGGTTACTGGCAATCGGCCTATCAGCCCAATCGCGCCAAAATGCAATTTGCGTGTCACTGTTGGACCCCGCGGAACCCCGCCAAACCCCGCACGACCCCCTGCCGACACCGCACGGGCTTTACACGCCGCGAAAACCCGCCGACCACCGGCCGCACCCGTAATCCTCGGCGTCATATCGCGGGTCGGTCGTGGGCAGATCGCGCCGCCCGCGGCACTCGCGCCGTGGCGGGGTGATCTGGCAGTCCGTCAGGGTCGCGCTCGCGATCGCCGTCCAGCGGCGGCCGCAGCCGCAGGAGAACGCCCACGTGACCGCCTCGAGGTGCGACGGGATGACCGGCGCCGTCGTGACGACGACGCCGCGGCGCGCCGCGAGAAACGCGTCCACCAAGACCGCCGCGCCCTCGCCGAATCCGGGGGCGGGTCGACGAGGAAGCCGCCGAACGTCTTCTCGAGCCAGCTCATAATCCGGTCGTACCGTTCCCACATCTTCTCGCGGATCGCGATCGGCTGGCCTTCCATCGCCAGCAGCACGATCTTGAGCAGGAGCTCGAGACATCGGAGGAAGGTGTCAATGAGGCCCATCAGATCCCGTACGGCGGTCGCGCCGCCGGCGTGACGACGGCGTTGACGACGACGGTCGCGCCGGCGTTCACGTCAGGCAGCGCCGCATGCACGGCTCGTCGGACGTCGCCGGCGTCGGCCTTCGGCAACTTGTCTTGCACGACCTGCATGGCACGCGCGAGCTTTTCATCGGGCGACCAGGTGCGCATCTGCTTCTTGAGCTGCTGCGCCGCGATCTCCTCGACGTAGAGCACGGCCTGGCGCGCGAGGGCGCCGAGCTGCTGCTCCTGTTTGACTTCGACGTCGAGGCCCAGCCGTCGGAGCCCCTTGACCGCGAGCGCCACGAGGACACCGACGAGGAGCGTGACGACGACGTCGCGCACGGGCGCGAGTGCGGGCGCGAGCCACTCGAATAATCCTTCCATGTCAGTTTCCCTTCCCGGCGCGGCGTAGCTTCCGAATGAACTCGTCGACGGTCATCTCGTCTTCCGGCAGGTCGACGTCGTCGACGATGCCCGCCATATTCGGCGTGACGGTGACCTCGAGCGTGCGGTTGAGCCCCGCGATGCTGACAGCGCCGACGCGGCCCTTGAAGCCGCGCGCGAGCTGGCCCTCGAGTGCTTCGATGCGTCCCTCGAGCGCGGAGGTGTCGCCGCCAGGCGGTCGGCCTTCGAGCGTGCTCACCCGTTCCGACACCTTGCGAAGATCGCCTTTGACGTTCTCGAGGACAGCGGTGAACGCGACGTCGGTCTCGCGCAGATGGCGCTCGAGGTTCGCGACGCGGATCTCGAGAGCGCCGTCTGGCGGGGGAGGCGGCTGGTCCGGCTCACCTGGTGCGTCGTCCGGCGCGATCGCGTCGACGCGGAACTGTAGATTCTCCGGTTCGTGCGCGACCTGCCACGACGGGCCGTTCGTGGTCGGCACATCCGTCAGCACCTTCACCACGTGCCCGCTCGGAAAGATGATCCGCGAGCTCCGAAAACACCGCTCCGCGAACCGCGCGAGCTGCTCCGCGCGGCCGTTGTAGACCGCGATGTTCTCGCCGGCGCAGTCCGGCTTCAGGAACATGCCCGCGCCTTCCACTTTCAGTCGGGTTGCCACGCGCCGCGCGAAGTTGAACGCGCCATCGACGGTCCTGGGCGGCGGAAAGTCGTGATGCAATTCGTTGACGATGCGTTCGCCGTCCTGTTGGCTGATCATGAGCTCCTCGGGTGGTGGTGGCGGTGGCGGGGGTGGCGGCGTCACGACGTCCGGCACGTACGCCTCGAAGTCGTCGGAGCCGATGAGCAAGCCCACGCCGAAGCTGATCCCGACGAGGCAGTCGTCGGCGTTCGGTTGGTCGGCGCCGGCGAGTGCCAGGCGCGGCGGATGCACGGTCGGCGCGTGGCTGACGCGATAGAGGCGATCGCGCTGGTGGCTGAAGGCCAGCACGCCGCCCACCTCGAGCCCCTGGAACACCGTCCACATCCCGCGACGGGTGACGTAGCGGCCTGTGACGCCCGCGAACTCCGGCGCCGCCTTCGGCGTGCCGTCCGGGTTCCAAATCTCGTCATCGAGCAGCGTGACGACACGGCCCTGCACATCCAGCACGCCAGAGGCCCCGATGCGGTACGGTGGCAGCGCGACGTCGTCTTGCTTGAGGATCTCGCACGCCTGCGACACGTCGACAAGCCGCAGGTGCGTCGTCGACGTCACGAACGCGACGAGATATCGACCGTTAAGCTGGCGCTCGATCTTGGGAATGTGCGCGCACGGGCCAAGCCAGGCGAATCGACCCGCGGCGTTGACGACGAACGCGTCGCCGGGCTCGTGGCTCTTCGCCACGACGAGGCAGTCGCCGCCGAATGTGCCGTCGATATCGACCTGCGTCGGCGCCGCGGGACACGCGACCCGCTGGCCGTCGATGAAGAGATGCCGCTTAAGCTCGTCGGTGATGACCGAGTGCCCGCGGCACACGCTGACGTAATTCACGGCTCGATCGTTTCTGGCTTGCCCTGCCTGGCGATCGAGAGGACGAGAGTCTACGCCCCGACGTACGGATTTTCAATCACGTGCCAGATCTCCTCATCGCGCGCCTGCGCGGCGCCGAGCTCCTCGAGCAGCGGGGCGAGTGCGCGCGTCGAATCAGCGACGACCGCGGAGCCCGCGCGACGCAGCCCGACGAGCACGCAGCCCTCGGTATCCTCCGGCCGGTTGCCGACGTGAATCCGGATCGCGCTGAAGCCGGGCACGTGGAGCAGTTCGGGGAGGACGCGATTGAACCGCGGCGAGAAGGTCAGGCGCACGCGATAGCGGCCGGCGGGGATCGCGGTCCGGCCGGGAATCTTCCACTCCGACACCGGCACCCCCGGAATCTCGCGGATCTCGTCCTCGAGCTGCCAGCAGCGCCACACGCCGTTGACGTACAGCGCGCCGAGCGTGCCGCCGGCGACGGACGGCTCGCGAATGCTGCGGAGCGTCATGGTGACTCGGTCGATTCGAGCGGAAAGGCGCCGGCCCGTTGGCGCTCGAGCTCACGCCGCAAGTAGGCGATCTGCCCGCGGAGATAGATCACCTGACTCAGGGTCAGCCCGAGCATGGTGATGTAACTGACATGCAAGAGCGCCCACAGGAGAAACACCGCCAGTCTCATCGTCGCCCTCCTCCCGACCGTGCGACCGTCCGGCCGAGTTCGTCAACGTCGTGCTCAATCCGGGCGTCGGTGCGCTTGAGCTCGGCGAGATCTCGGTCATAGACGATCGTCTCGACCTTGCACACCTCGACTTTTTCGAGGCGCGCGATCACGTTCTTTTGCTGTTGCCGCCAACTGCCGACAATGAACGCGGCCGACGTCAAGTTGATCGCAATCGTCACGACGAACATCCAAATCTCTAGATTCACGGCCGATCCCCCTCGAGCCCGTGCCGCGCCCAGCGGGCGAGCTGCGTGTGCAGGTGGTCGACGCGCGTGCGTTTGTCCTCGGGCGAAAGCGTCGCACTGCCGCGCACGGTCTCGAGCTGATCGCGAATCTCATCGATCCGGCTCTTGGCTTGCTTCATCCGCGCCATGCGCGCCGGCGTCCACGTCTGGCCGAGCTGCTGCGCGAACGCTTTCGCGTCGGTGCGACCGTCGCCTGCCGTGTACGCCTTGAGCGAGGCCTCGGCGCCCTCGAGCTCGTTGAGCCGCCTGTAGAACTCGTCCATCGACGCCGCGCGACCCTCGACCCGCCGCGGCTTAATCAGCGCGCGGACAACCGGCAGCCGTTCGACACCCGTTGCCGGCGCGGGCGGTCGTGTCTTGCCACCGGCAAGGCCGGCGATGACGTCCGTGCCAGCAAGGACCTCGCCGCCGAGGTTCCCAAAGGTGCCCCTGATGAAGTGCTCGAACTTCGCCGGCGACACGCCGATAGCGTTCGCGACGACTCGAGCGGTCTCGCTCGTCCAGTCGTTGACCTGGAGGTCCGGCTCGAGTTTTTCTTTCCAGAAGGGAACGATCTGCCGTCGACGGTAATAGCTGTAATTGGTCGTGACCTCTAGGGTCGGCACAACCATCGACGGGAGCACCTGCGCGAGAAACGCGACGCCCTGCGCTTGAACGAAGTCCCGCAACGGATGGAGGGCCTCGGGTCGGTCGCTTGCTCTGGCCTGTTCTAATGTCGCTTCCGTCAGGTTGGCAAAGATCGAGTACTCGAACGGCTTGGGCGGTGTGAGCCAATAGTCGGTCCCAGGCAATCGAACGAACCAGTAGTCGCGTTTGAGCTGTGGATCGAGTTCCCGGTAGGCCTCATCGTCCTTGTTCCACTCCCACAGGATCGCTGAGACCGCCGCCATCGACGCGCCAGTCAGCGCAACGCCGACCGGATCGCGTTTGAAGGTCTCGCCCATCCGTACCATGCCCTGCACGCGCGCGTTGAGGAACGCCGACACGGTGGAGAGGTTCTTCGTCAAGTTGCCGCCACGACTAAAGTCAACCGTGACGTCGGACGCTGCGAGCGCCGCCACTGTCAGCGCCTCTTCGTTGACTGCCGGGCGCTTTTTGCCGACGTCGCGCGCGCGCTGAAACGTGCCGAGCACGCCCGCACGGCGCTCCTCGCCGCCCGTGTCGAGGGCGACTTTGAATTCTCCCAGGCGCGTGGTCGTCTCGAGTGCTGCGCTGAAATCCTGGAGAAAGCGGAACGGGTGGAGGACGGGCTTGAACAGCTTCGAAGGCCACCGTTTGGGCGCGATGGCATTGTCGAGCGCCGCGCGAAGTTGCCCACGGTTATTGCCGGCGAGCGTCGCCTGGTTGATGCCGAACGCGATGAACCGGCCGTAGTCTTCGTCTTGGGTCAGTTGGCTCTTGAGCGCACGGAAGTGATCGTACACGGGCAAAAACCCATGTCGCGATTGGAAGTACGCGCCGACGGTGTCTCGGACGAGGTTCTTAATCGCGAAGGTACCAGACGTCGTCACGCCGGTCCGAAGCGCCTCCGCGAATCGGCCGGCCAGCCGCATGAGCACGTCGGTCGGGCCGGGACCCAGCGCGACGAGGTTTTGGTACAGCGCCTCGTCTTGCACCTGGTAGAACTTCCGCTCGCCGTGGTCCATGACGAAGAGGATGCGCTCCCCTGGTCGCCCAAAGGCTGTGGGTGTGTAGACCGTGACGAGCTCGTCGAACGCCTTATCGAGCGCACCACTCGCAAATGCCGGCAGCAACGCATCTGGATCCAGTACGCCCGCCTGCGCCATCGCCTCGAGGGCTTGCTTCTGGACCTGCTTTAAGCTGAACGATGTCCCCTCTTGTGGCGTCGCGATGCGCTGCAGAATCGCGCCCGAGTCGGCCGTGCCCGCGACGCTCTTCACGAGTGTCGCGGCCGCGTGGTTGCGCTGAACGAATGACGTCATCGCGAACGTGTTGCGCACGATGCTCTCGATCGGGTCGATGATGTCGCGTCCGGATCCCTTGAGCCGCTTGATGGGGGACTGCCGGTCGGCGAACTTCGCCGCGCCAGGCGCCACGCCCTCGTCGGCCTGGTCCATGACTCGCTTCAGCGGAATGTAGAAAACGGCCTCCTCGAGCTTTTTGACCTGCGCGGCCGACATCGCGCCGTAGTCCTGCGCGTACTTACGGAGCCCGCCGAGGTACGAGTAGACGCCCTTCGCCGCGGCCTTGAAGCCATCGAACTCCGGGTCGGCGGCCGTGCGGTCGATGACGGCCTTCGCTTCCTCCGGCGTGAGGCCGGGCCACCGGCCGAGACCTTCGTGATGGAGCTCGCTCGCGCGTAGCGCGACGAGGTACGTGACAAGGTTCGGTCGTGCCGGATCGTTCGCATCCGGGTAGAGCCGGTGTCCCATCGGTTTCAGCGCGGCGTCGAGCGAGCTGCCAACAAATCGACCGTCGAGCCCGCGCGGACCGACTTTGAGGAATGCCTCGGCCATTGCGGGGGCTTTGTCGGCGAGGCGCGCGAGCACATACGCGTTGTGTGATGCCGGCAGCGAATTGCCTTGGCTATCACGGACCGCGCGCCAGATCGCGCGGTGCCGATCCGTAAAGAGAGAAACGAAGCGATCGACGGCGCCGCGGCGATGGACGGCAGCATCCGGCAGGTTTTGTGTGTCGCGCAGCGCATGGGCAAACCGGCGCGGCCACGATCCGCGCTCCGGGTTGCTCTTCACCTCGCCGATGACATCACGGACGCGGCCGCGGACGCCGAGCGGCGCGACGTCGACGCGCGCGCGGCCGCGGACTTCGAGCGGTTGTGCGAGATACCGCTGCACGAGTCCAGATGCTTCGTCGACCTGGCGCTTGAACGTCGGCGCCTGGCTGAACACCGTGTCGAGCGCCTGCGTGAAGCCGGGCGCCTGGCGCGTCGCGAGCTGCGGGTCGGCGAGGCGGATGCGGAAGTACTCGGCCACGCCCTCGGCGAGGTGATAGTCGGTCCCGATCTTGGACTTCGGCGTCGTGGGCTCGCCGAGCCGCTCGAGCTCGGCCTTGAACAGCCCGACCGGCTTGCCGACGTCGTCGAAGATGTTGAAGTCAATGTGGTGCCCGAGCTCGTGCGAAAACGTCGTCAGGTCGCCGTGCCGGCGCAGCCGCGTCATCGCGGTCTCTGGGAAATACACACCGAACGCGCGTGACAGCACGCCCGAGCGACCCGTGCGGACCGGCAGCGGCCGCGAGGCTCGGCCCAGCGTGAGCCGTTCGATCAGGCCCGTCCGCTGCGGAATCGCGAAGATCTGACGCATACGATCGACGACCTGCGGTTCGGAGACCGGCCGGCCCGAGAACGGACGCGCCTGTGGCCGCACCTGGTCGTAGAGTGCGCGCGTGGGTGAGCCGACGCTCGCCCGGGCATCGTCGAAGAGCGCGCCTTGCGTGCGGCCCTTCTCAACCGACTCGCCGGTGAGCTCGAAGTCCTCGGGCCGGGCCTTGGGTTGCTCGAAGGTCGGGTGCGCGACCTCGCGATCGCGGACGGCGCCGACGTCGTCCGGCAGCCGCGTTTCCACCGGCAGATTCTCGCCAAACTCGAACTCCGTGCCCGGCGCGTCGGGTACGGTGTCGACCATCTCGTGCGTCATGGAAATGCGCGCCCGCCCTTCGAGGGAGTTGGCTTGCTTCCGCGCCTCGCGCACAACGTCGACGATCAGGGACGAGGGTTTGCCGCCGGCGATGTAGCGGGCAATCGCGGCGCGGATGTCGCGATTGGTCCGCTTGGTGGTGACGTTGATCGCGTGGAGCACCGGCGCCCCGGCCGTGTGCCGGACGAGGTTGGGGTGCGCGGGATTGGCCTCGAACGCGTTGCGGTTCTTCGACGAATCGGTCCATCCCTCGGGCGATGCCGTTGGGTTCGGATCGTCGATCGTCGTGCCTCGCTGAAATTGGAACGCGTCGAGCTCCGCGTCGATACGTCGCACTTCGCGCTGCTCGGCCGGCGTGAGCTTCTCGTAGGCGGGCGTGGCCGTGTCGAGCACGAAGGTCGGATCGCGCGGGGGGCGCTCGGCCGCGGCCGCTAGGTGCGCCGCGACGGCTTCGGGGGACTGCGCATCGTCCGGTCGGCGGGTCGCGAGTTCGTCCGGCGTGAGCGCGTTGAGGATGCTGCTGGGCTGCTGGGCCTCGGCCGGGTCCGGTCGGCTGGCATACGCATCGGACACGACCGTCCGCGGCTCGAGCGGCTCGACTTTCGCGATCGCCGGCGCCGCGATAGCCTCGACGGGCTTGAGACCCTCGATACCCTCGAGCGGCTCCACCTTGGCGATTGCCGGTTGCTCAACCGGAAAAGTTTCCTTCAGACTTTCTGATCTTTCCTTCAGACCTGACGGATGCGGCCGGCTCGCGGACGCCACGCCGGCGGCGCCGCCGGCGAGGTTGGCGACGCCGACGAGCTTGCCGGCGAGCGTTGGGTCGCTGAGTATCTGTTCTGCTCCCTCGATCCCAAACGCTGCGCCGGCGCCCGCCTCCACGGCCCGGAGTCCGGTGGCCAGGCCTGTGAGTCCTCGTTTCAGTGCGAGCCGCGTGCCGCCGCTGGCCGCCATCTCGGCGAGACTCGCTGGTGACGTGAAGCTAGAGATGACATCGCCCGTGGCACCGGTCGCGCCGGCCACGAAGCCACGTGCAGCCCCCGGCCGTGTCCCGGTCGTGAGGGATGCGATGAGATCGAACGCGCGGCCCGCTGGACTCGGCGCAGCGATCTTCTCCTCGAGTGCGTGCGCTCCCGTCGCGATCCACGGGGTCAGCGAGCGATTGACCGTCTCCCACGCCTCCCCGACCGGGCGCACGTCGAGGCCGGTGCCGCGAGCGGCGATCGGCGCACGCGGCGCCGGGACCGGCTCGTCGAGGGGTTCGAAGGCGGCAATCCTCGGCCCGGCCGGCGGGGTGGCCGGTAGGGGTTCGTAGCTGAGGATGCGAACCTGCCCCTGCGCCACGTTTACTTGACCTGTTGGGGCGGCTGGCCGGGCTGCACGATCCAGACGGTGCCGTCCGTCAGGGTGTACTTGCCGGGCTTGATGTCCGCGCCGGAAAGCACCGCGGGCGCCGCGGCGGCGGCTGACGTCGTCGAGCTCCGCACCGGCGCGGGAATCGCGCTCGCGTCGACGTTCGGCACGGAGGGCTTCGGCGCTGGTGCGGCGGCAGCGGGAGCACCCGCGTGCGACGCGACCGGCCGCATGGTCGGGAACGCGGACGGCCGCGCGGGCGGCGCGGCGGCGGGTGGGGGAGCGGCCGAAGCGGCGGTCGTACCGGATGCTGGCGGCAGGTCCTCAAAGCCGCCCTCGCCAACCGCCTTCTTCGGCGGTCGCGTGCCGTAGACGCCGTCGAGCAACTGGAAGGCCTTGTTGACGTCGAGCCGCGGGTGATCGCGCTGCAGGTCCGGCAGCGCCTTCCTGAGCTCCTCTTCGGCGCCGGCACGGTCCGCGTAGCGCGGCCCGAAGCCGCTGATGTAGCTGCGCACGCCCTGCGGCAGCGCGGGGTCGTCGCGGGCCTCATCCTTCTTGAGCTTCAGAAATGACTGGCCCGCGCGCGGGGCGACGAACTGCGTGACGTCCTGCCCCTGCTCGTTGATCGTGTCGACGCGTTCGAGGTTCTCCCGCGCCGGCGCCGGCAGGGTGATCCCAAGAATCGCCCCCCGCGCGCGCTTCTGTTCGTCCGGTGAGAGCGTCTTGATAAAGCTCTCCTGGCTTTGCGTGGTGGCGTCCCGCTCCATTTGCGCGACGCGACGCGCGGCATCGCGGTCCGTATTGGCGAGCGCGCGATCGACGACACGGTCCTGCGTGCGCTGCCCGGCCTGGCGTTCCTCGCGGCGCGCGGTGTCAGACTCCCGATTGCGATCGAGTTCCGTCTCGTGCGCGAACCGTGTGTTCTCCATCGTGACGTCGTGCTCGCGGGCGAGCTCGTCGACGAGCTGCTGCACCTCGAGCTTGCGCCGCTCGAAGGCCTCGCGGGCACGCTGATCGCGTTCGGCCGTGGTCGCGTCGGCGAAGGCACTCGCGCCGGCGCCGATTCCTCCGAGGATCTCTCCGAACATTAGGTCGCCTCCTGTGGTAGAAGGAATGCGTGCCGAAGCTGCGAGACCTGCGCGGCCAGCGCTTTGGAGGCTGGAGAGTTCTCACGCGCGTGCTCCGGGCCGACCGAAAAATCCACTGGCGCTGTCGCTGCGACTGCGGACAGGAGCGCGATGTCAACACGGAGAACCTGACGAGCGGGCGATCGAAGTCGTGCGGGTGCGTCGGTCGCGCGGCTCGGACCGGCCAGGGCAATCACAACTACAAGCACGGTCGGACCGACACCCCTGAGTACAACGTCTGGTACGGCATGCGCCAGCGTTGCAACTACCCGAAGCATTCGAGCTATCACCTCTACGGCGGGCGCGGCATCCGTGTCTGCCGTCGATGGCAGCGGTCGTTTGAGGCCTTCTTCGCGGATATGGGTCCGCGTCCATCGTCCGAGCACTCGATTGATCGGATCGAGAACGACGGAAACTACGAGCCGGGCAATTGCCGATGGGCACTCGGAGAAGAGCAGCAGAGCCACACGCGGACGAGTCGGTTCCTCACAGTGAACGGCGTTAGGAAGACGATGGCCCAGTGGAGTCGCACGACGAAGATCGACACCCGGATCATTCACAGCCGCCTGCAGGACGGCTGGAGCGAAGAGCGCGCAGTGATGACGCCGGTGCGTGTCCGTCATCAATCCTCCGTCGCCCGGAACACGTTGTCGATGTAGTCCTGATCGACGTCGTGTCGGAACTTTTCAAAGTTCAACCCGAAGTCCGCCCCAAATTGAGCGTCGTTTTGCGCGAGCTGCGCGAACTTGAACGCGAGCTCCTCGGCAAACTCGCGGCCGCGCTGACTGAGCTGCGCGAGGGCGACGTCGACGTCGGCGTCGATCCCGTAGCGCTGCGTCGCGTCCTGCAGCATCGCGATTGTCCAGCGCTGTTGCAGCTCGTCGGCCGCGATGCCGATGCGCGCCGCTTCCTGATTCACGGACTCGCGGAGGGCCATCCGGTCACCCGTGAGGGCCGCGCGCTGCAGCGTCGCGTTCGTCGCCTGCGACACGGCTTGCTGCCGGCTCGAGGCCGCGGCCTGCCTCGTCGATTCCCGCAGCGACGCCGACGAGAGTCGCTGCGCGTGCGACTGCCCGCCGATCTGGCTGGCGAGCTGGGCCGCCGAGCGCTCGTCGCCCTTCCGGGTCTCGGCCGCGAATTCGTCGATGTCGCGGTTGCTGCTGATGAGCGCGCGATCGCGCGACGCGCGGCCCGCGTTGATTTCCGACTTATGGAACGGCGAGTCGCCCCACCCCTGCGCGTACGACGCCGTCAACAGGTCGTCCTCGTCCATCCGCTGCATCTCAGCGAGCTCGTCTTTCGAGCGCGCCTTCAGCTTGTCGACGTCGAGGTCGTTGAGGCTGTACGGGTGCTCGAGCAGCCGCATCGCGGCGGCTTCGCTCGCACGGTCGAGGTCGGTCGGCGCGAGCCCGCCGAGGTCACCAGGGGCGTAGCTGCCCGCGCGCTCGAGCTGCTCGTCGAAGGAGAAGTCTGGGATGTCGTCGAACGAGATCGGCCCGGGCTGATACGACGGCGCGAACCGCGTCGGCGCCGCCGGGGCAGCGATGCCGCCCGCCAGGCCGGCCTGACCGGACGCGCCCCCGCTCTCGAGCGCCGTGCCGCTGGTGACGCCACGCGGGCCCGGCGCGGCGGCGCTGGCCGGCCCGCCGGCGCCGACCGGTTGCCAGGCGAGCGTGTTCTGGCTGCGCGGGTCATCGCCGAAGTCGCCGATGATGTCGACCTCGCCGATGCCGGGAATATTGACGACGTCGCGGCCGCCCCAGGTGGTGCCCGGGTAGGCGCGCTGGATGTCGGCGATCGCCGCGGCGCGGCCATCGGCCGTCTTCAGGTCATGCGTCGCGAGGATGCGCGACACGACGTACTTCGGGGTCTGGTGGTTCGGGTTGCTCCACTTCGCCGGGTCGTAGCCAGACGGCGCGTTCCCAAAGTTCGACGCCGTGAAGCCCGGCTGCGCGTAGCCGTCCGTGTCCCACCCCGACGCGTCGGCCGACGACGCGGCGCCGGCGACCTCGTAGCGACGGCCGTCGACGATGAGAATGTCCTCGCCTTCCCACGAGACGTCGTGCCCGCCCGTTTTGAGCGCCGTGAAGATCGTCCGCGCCAGGTGGTCGCGAATCATCGAGCGCTTGCCGGGGTCGGTCGCGGTCTTGAGCGCCTCGAGCGCGTTGGTCAGGTCCGACATCGGGTCGGCCATGCCGGGATTGTTGCGGCGCGGGTCATCGCCGACGTCGGGTGCGGGCCCCGCCTGCGGCGTGGTCGGCGCGGGCTGGTTGGGGCTCTGTACGTCCGTCAGCGGACTCTCCCAGGAGAACTCGCCGCCGAAGTCCTGATCGAACGGCTGCTCGCGCGAGCGGCCGGTGATCGGCGTGCCGAGGCCGCCGGCCAACGGGTCGGCATAGCTTGGCAGCAGCGGATCTTGCGGCTGCGGAATCCGCGTGCGCTTGGTGGCGGCCGGCATCAGACGCGCCCCGGCGCCCGGCGCGTGCGCCGGCGCAGATTGAGCAGCGGACTCGACAGGAGTCCCGGCTGTGGGGGCGCCGGCGGCTGCGTCAGATCGAGCGCGGCCGTGTCCCCGTAGTTCGCCGGGTCGGTCATCGTCGGCGCGGTGTGGCCGGCGCGCACATCCTGCAGGAGCCGATCGGCGTCGCCGCGGAGCGTCTCATCCGCCTCATAGCTCGGTCGAAAGTCCGAGACGTTGCTCGCGTACCGGGCGGCCGGCTTCAGCGAGCTCGCCGGGTTGCGCGCATCGCGCAGGAAGTTCAGCCCGAGCGCGGCGCGCGCCTGCTGCTTCTGCTGACGGTACGGGTCGAGCGTCGCCTCGCGCGACGCGTTGTCCCGCAGAGATTCCTGCTCACGCTGCGCGAGGGCCTCGCGGGCGATCTTCTCCTGCGACTCGCGGTCTTGGCCGCGACTCCGCAGATCCCCGAACGCCTTGAAGCCCTCGCCGATCCCCTTGACGAGGTTGACCGTGCTCGGCGAGAGCAGGCTCTTCCCGGCGGCCGCGGCGGCGCCCATCCCGGCCCCGGTGCCGCCGGGATACAGCGCGCTCAGATCGACCGTCGACGCCGAGAGGCCGGGCACGGCGCCGCCGCCGCCACCGCCACCGAACGCACCGAGCGCGGCGCCGCCCGCCAACGCCGCCGAGCCGATGGTGAAGTACTTCGTGAGGTTCTCGATCCAATCGGGATGATGGATGAGGCCCTGCTCGTCGGCGTACTGGTAGAGCCGCTCGCCGAGCGCCTCGCCTGTGAGTCCTTGCTGCGCGAAGACGCGCTCGACTTCGCGCACATTGAGCGGGTTCACGGTCGGGGGAATCCCGTACTGCGCCGCGCGGGCGCGATTGTCGATCGTCTTCGGCGACAGGGACGTCACCGCCTGCTGCCCGGCAGGGTGCGCCTCCCCGTAGGGCGTTCCAGCGACAGGAATCCGAGACGGCATCAGCTCCCGCCTTTCTTGGGAATGATCGCGAGCGTCTTGAGATCGATGGTGAAGCCCGGATTCGCGGCTTCGAAATCCGCGACGATCTTGCTGCGCGAGCCGGCGACCTCCTGCGCGCGGCGCTGGAACACGGCCGGCGCGAGCTCGCCCTGGCAGATCGACAGTTGCCCCTTCGCGACGGCGAGCTCGTCGGCGAGCTGCGCGAGCTCGAGCCGCAGCTTGACGGTCTCGGACATCGCCGGAGGCGGCACGGGTTTCCCGTTCGGCGCCGCGGGCGCTTGGGCCGCCGCGGCGGCGAAGAGGCTTCCAAAGAGCGCGAGGATGACGACGAGACGCACGATCGTGGTTTTCATTAGCTCACCTTAAAGGCAATCTGGCACCGCACCTGCTGGTTGTCCGTGCCCGTCACGAACGCCGCGCCGTTTTGGTGCGTGATGTTCACTAGGCTGCCTGAGTCCGGAACACCACAGGCAGTGCTGTAGACGGCCGGCCCGGCCCCGTCGAACACCTGACCCGGCACGCTAGTGGTCTCAGCCGCCGTGAATCCACCGGGGATCGCCACTTGAAGCGTCGTGACCGTGCCGCTGATCGTCGAAGTGGCGATCGCCACCGTGAAGAACATCGTGTCGCCGACCACTCGCCAGCTTTCGCCGATCATGTCCCCGGAGGCAACTGTCCAAGATCCCCCGCCCGAGCCGGTGTAATTGCCCGCGCTGAAGCTGCGCGTCTGGGTCGCGCCCATCGCGAACCCGCGCGAGCTCTCGTAGACGCTGCCGTCGAGGATGGCATTCCCGAAGCGGTCGAACATCACTTCGGTGTCGGACACGGCGAGGGTGTCGTCGCCGTTGTTGATCCCGATGCTGAGATTCGCGCCGTTGGCAAAGATCGACCACACTTTCGATCCCACCGCTTGATCATTTTCCAAGAGCCAAATCTGCGGGGCGGTGGCGTGTGACATCGTCAGCGCCGCGGTGACCGTTGGCGTGGTACTGAAGGTCCAGCCGCCGCTGATGGTTTCGGTGCCGGCGACCCGCGCGAGGAGCGTGCCGTCAGTGATCGCGGTCTCTGGAATGCTCGTCAGGCTCGCGCCGCTGCCGCTGAACGTTGTCGCGGTGGCGGTCCCGGTGACTGACAGCCCTCCGCTGAGCGTTGCGGCGCCGGTCACAGCGAGTGTGGAGTTCAACGACGTCGCGCCGGTCACGCCCAACGTGGAGCTGAGCGAGGTCGCGCCCGTTACCGTCAGCGTGGAACCAAACGCCGTCACGCCCGTCACGCTGAGCGTGCCCCCGATGGTCGCGTTACGCCCGAGCCAGAGATCGCGATAGCGCGTGCCGGTGGCCGCCAGGTCCCGCGTGCCATCGCCGTCCGGCAGGAGATCTAGAGTCGTCAGCGTGCCGGTCATCGTCCCGCCGGTGCGATTCAGCGCGTTGCCGAGCAGCGCGAAGTTCGCGTTGACCTCGTCCGGATTGATGACCGTGCCCGCCACAAAAGAGTAGGTCGGCGTGATCTGGGCGGCCGCGCGCGGAGCGCACGCCAGCACGAGCGCCAGGGCGAGAAGCAGCTTACGCATTGATCGGAACCTCCGTGACGACGAAGAACAGCCGCGCGCGTGTGTGGTTCGCGTCGGCGACGAGATAGGCGAGCTCGGGGGTCCACTGCGGGACGTCGATACCGCGCACAGACCCGCCGACTTCGAGTAGCGTGACGTAGCCCTGCGGCGTCGCGCCGAGCCGGTGCGCGACGTCGAGCCGCGTGCCGGCGACCGGAAAGTAGACCTCGAGCACCGGGCCCTCGGCGAGGATGGCCCCGCGCTCGTCATCGATCGCGCGCGCAATCGCGGCCTCCGTCGCTGGGGTGGAGTACGGGCCGGGCATCAGGCGCCTCCCACTGACCGTCGGCGCACGTTCGGATCGGCGCCAAGCGCGTAGGCCGACAGGATGACGCGCGCGTCCGGCGTGAAGTTGCGAAACCGAAACTGAACGCTCTCGACGGTGCGCCCGAGGCTTTGTTTCGACGGCCGTTGCGCGGCGCCGCCCCACACGGCCGAGCCCCACGTCGAGACGCCCCACACGCCGCCGGAACCCGCCGAGAAGGCGAACTCAAGCGTTGGCCGCACGCTGGCCAGGTCGCCGTTGACGCGCACGTCGACCGACAACGCGAGCGCACTCGTCGGCGCCAGCGCGGCAATGTGCAGGTCATGGAGCAGCTTCTCGAGGAACGGATCGCCGACGTCGAGCACCGGCGTCCATTGGTACCACTCGATGCCGCCGACGTAGTACGTCCAGCCGGCGGCCGGCGCCGGCGAGAACGGCGCGCCGTTGACGGTGTCGAGGGTAAGCACGGTCCCCGTGTTCGACGCGATCCGCCGCCACTGCCAATCCCCGGCGGGCGACCGCACGGCCACGGGTAGCCCCGCGAGGCCGCTGCCGGTCGTGTAGAAGGCCGCGCCAGCGTCGGTGATCGTCGAGGCCGTGGCGGCGGTCGCCGTGCCCGTGAGCGTCGACATGGGGTTCGTCGTGGGCACGCTCTGCCGGTCGCCAATGAAGAGCCGATGGACCCGCCCCCACTCGTCGCCGGCGTACGTCGCGAGGGTGGCGGATGTCGGGTCGGTGAACGTGCAGAACGCGCTGTACTCAAGGCCCTCGATCGGCGGCAGCCAGGCGTCGAGCTCGTACTGGTAGGGTAGTAGGACGCGCGTGCGCGACGCGCCGCCGACTGGAACGGCCCAAAAGACGATCCGCTCGGAGGGCACATGCCCGATCCGAATCTTGTGCAGCGCGGTCGGCGTGATGGTCGCGAGGAAGTTCTTGAGCCGGCCTTCGTCGAGCGCCCGCCAGGTCACGAGGTCGGTGACGTACGGCCCCTTCTCGCGGTCCCAGCCCCAGTACTGCGACCCGATCTCCATTGACGCGTCGTACGCGACGTTGCCGAACGAGCCGACCACCTTCCGGCAGATAAACGGCACCTTGGTGCCGATGAGCCGCCAGGTACCTGAGTCCTTCTGCAGCAGGTACTCTTCGCCGTAGGGCTTGGCCGTCGTCGTCGGGGTGCCACTCCCGCGGTTGACCGGAAAGCGGTGCTTCGGGTGCCAGCTCTGCAGGTCGCCCTGCTTCGAGACCACGAACTCGTCGCTATCCGGCTCGACGCCGATGCCGAACCCGTTCCACTCGCCGATCATCGCGAACGGCGCACTCGGGGGATCGTTGTCGTTGGCCTGCGGTCCGAGATCGCGGCGCGCGGTGTCTGACGTGTTCTCCGTGAGCGTGGCGCTCGCGATCGGCTCAGTGGCCGCGCGATAGAAGTTGAGCTCGTTGGTGTCGACACGCCGCACGTAGATGCGCCAGTGCGTGTACTCGGCGCCGGGCGCGCCCGCGGGCTTCGTCCACTGCCGCGCCTGGTTCGCGAAGACAACTTGGGCCGAGGTCGCGGACGGCGAGCTCTCGTGATCCATGACGGGGTCGTACCAGACGCCGTACCCCTCGTAGGTGCCCGTCACACCGGGCCCGGCCGCGGTGGCCAGCGCCGGTGCCGCGGTGGGCGCGATCGTGCCGAGGTCGAACGCGGCGGCGCCGTTCCAGCGCTTGTTGACCGTGCCGTCGACGAGCAGCACGTTCTCGCGGAACATCGACACGCGCACGGGCTCACCCGGCGTCCAGATCGCGATCGTCTGCGCGACAAAGGCGTCGATGCCGTCGAACGCATACAGGAGGCCATCGCAGATCGCGAGGAGCTTCGGGTTGGCGCCGCGCTGCCGAAACTCGAAGAGCGCCTCGACGCGATCGCCGAGCGACATCGCGGTCGGGTTAATCAGCCGGTCGCCTGGCCGGCGGCCCATCGTCGCGCGCTTGGGCGTGAAGCCGACTTGGTGGAACCACGCGTTCTTCGCGTCCGGCGTCGCACCCGGCGGGAGCCGGTTGCTCACCGTGGCGGCGTGAAAGCCCGGCGAGAAGTCCTCGACGAGGAGCGGGTAACCGCTCGCGGCCGACATCAGTAGCCCCCCGTGAACGGCAGCTGATAGCTGCGCGGGGCGTTGAGGTTCTCGAGCTCGATCAGGCTGACGAGCTTCGGCCGCGGCACGTTGGTGTCGGCCGCGATCTCACCGGCCTGCACGCGCCACTGGACGGTCATGTCTTCGTCGAGCGCCGCGTCCCAATCCGCCGGCAGGACGTCGGCGTCGTAGCGCAGCCGCCGCGGCCGCCGGAAGGTCGGGACCGCGATGACGTTGACGACATTCGGCATCGGGTAGAGCGTGAGCGTCGGCAGCTCGAGCGCAGACTCGTCCGGTAGGAGCTTCTGCAGCTCGACGGCGCCGGCGACGATGCGCAGCGTGACGTTGCCCGCGCTCGTGGTGAACTCGGTCGTCGGGTCGAGGCCCTCCGGCGCCGACTTGCCGAACGTCTGGACGTGCTTCCATGTGCCGATCGCGACCGGCGTCGTCCCGTTGAGCACGACTTGCTCGCGGCGCCAGTCGCCGGTGCTGTCGATGCCCTCGACGAGCGCGCGCACGGTCAGGTCGGCGACGCTCGTCGAGACCACCTCGAGCGCCTCGCCGGCGGCTGCGGGCTGCGTGTGGACGCCCACCGAACCCGCGAGGAAGTAGCGCTGCGGCGTGCCGGGCGCTTCGAGGTCCGTGCCCTGCGCCGGGTCGAGCGCGGTCACTTCGTCCTGGCTGATCGGCCGGATGCGCGCGCCAGTGGTCGCATTGCGGAGTGCTTGCTCGCCCGTGGCGACGCGGCCGAACCAGTCCGGCAGGGCATACGTGCGCACATTGGCCACCGTCGAGAAGGTGTACGGCGTCGGCGACAGGAACGCGCGCCAGGCGTGCCGCTTCCACACTTCGTCGAGCGCCAGGTTGAGCGCGCGCTCCGCGCGGTCGCGATGCGCGACGTCGCCCTTCGCGCCCATGCGCGCGAGGAACGTGTCGAGGAACTCCTTGCGGGTGGACTGCATCAGCGCGGCACCGGAAACGGCAGCGGCGCGGGCAGCAGCCAGTCGAGCGTGCGGATAATGACTTTCAGGAACCGGCGTGGCGCGGCGGCGGCATCGCAGGTGAAGCCAGTAATCTCCGGCCGCGACGTTGAGTCTTCACAATCGGCGATCCCGCCCGCCATCGCGTCCCCATGGGTTGCGAGGCATTGGGTATTCGTCAGCCCCGCATCGGGGCACCCGGCGACTCGCACATTCGGCCCACTCATGACCGTCTGTGGCATCACATAGCTCGCCGCTTGCGCGGGATAGAAGACTTGGAAATCACCCGCACTTGGAGTGCCGTCGTAGACGTAGCCACTCACTTGCATCTCATCAATATTCGTGTAGTTGAGGACACCCCCCTCATCGGGCAACGTGATCATCGCAATCGTGCGATGCGAGGCATGGCGTGATGTCCATGGTCCGAACTCCACATTGTCGAGATAGACATGCCGCGCGTTCATGTTGGCGGTCGCATCACCGTCAGACGTGAGTTGTGAGAAATACTCGATGTCGCGGTAGTAGTTGGCGAAAAACGAATCTTGGAGCGTTTGGATCGACACGGTGGGGGAGGCTGTTGATGCCGTGCGGACCGAGAAATGCATGCCGTGCCAGCAGCCTTGAATGTTCCAGTTGCGGTAGATCAGGTCGTGCGCGAGATAGTCCCCCCCCTCAAACCCCGAGCAATAGTTTTCTGCCCACTGCTGGCCGTAGACCGTGAAGCCGTCGATGATGAGCTTCGAGGACGGGTAGTTGAATGCCCCTTTGTTCGAGATGTGCCAGATGACGGTGTTGCTGAGGGTGCTGGTGGCCATGCCCGCCACGGGCGTGTTCGTGGCCGCGCCGATCCACCACCACGTGATCCCCGATTCGGTCGCGCCGTAGACTTCGTTGTTGTCGAACTCCAGGATCGGGATTTCCCAGAGATTCACCTGCGTCACGTTCCCGTTGTCTGTCGTGTCCACCCCAGGGGCGTTCGGAATGCGGACGATCCCTGGGTCCCCACCCTCGCCGGGCGCTGAGAAGTATTTGAAGCCATAGCCGGAATTGGGGTCGTCGTCGTTGAGGATGTTGCACGCCACGTTGTCGCGCACGTAGTTATTGGGGCCGCGGAAGTAGAACCCCACCGCTTCGCGCCCCCCAGAATCGCGCCCACCCTTACCCGTCGCGCGGATCGCGATGTTCTGTTCAATCACATTCTCCGACTCGGACCCGTCCTCGGTCATGAGGAGAGCGCCTTGACCATCGTAAAGGACGTTCTTGTCAATCAGCCCATAGTGGCTATTGTGGACGGCCACACACCACTTCGTGCAGTCATTGACGGTGTTGCCAGTGAATGTGAACTGATACCCGTTCGACGGCGGGGAAGCCGGACCGCGCAAGTGGTGGAAGTGGATGGGGTAGCGGCCGATCTGATTGGTGCCGATCTGCGTGACATCACCAGAGCCAAAGGAGCAATTACCGCCGAGCGCGAGCGTCCCTGTGGTGCCTAGCGTGCAGTGCAGGACGGTCGCCAACGTGCGGCCCAGCCCGGAAAACTGCGCGTATCGAATATCAACGTCAGCTTGGTCAGTGAAGAGCAGATGGCCACGGGTGCCCGCCGCGTTCTCGCTGCTCACGACGATGTTGCGAGTGAGGTTCGCGACGTGCGGCAGCTTCTGAATCGTGCCCTGGTAATCCCGTGCGCCAACGTGGTCGTAGGTCAACCCCGCCGAAATCGTGATGTCTGCGCTGGAGATGCTGCTGATCGTTTCTTCCTCGTACTGCCCGGTGTAGCCGCTCGTCGAGAAGCCGGTCCAGGTGCGTGTGTCTGGAATCACGATAGTGTCGCCGTTCGCCCAGCCACTCGGCGCGGTCGCCACCGTCAGGACCGTCTCACCATCGTCGAGTTCTTCGGTCAACCGCACCCAGGTGGGGGTTTTCGTAGCCCCGTGCATCTGAACCTTACCCCACGCGATGATCCCAGTGCCGTACTGCTCCGGATCGGTCCCGGCGGAAGGGCAGCACGATCCTGCATCTGGCGCAACATCATTGATGACAATCGATACCGTGCTGGTAATCGGTGCCCCTGCGGTGCCAACAATAAGTTCTCCATCAGACCGCACTTGGAGATTGGTGACATGCAGGGCTGTCGCCGAGCCCGTCACAAATGTCAAGACACCGTGCAGGTCAATGCAGTCGATTTCCGTGCTCGCGCTGAGGTCATATGTGACCGTGACGCCATTCGGAATTGTGACGCGCGCTCCCGCCCCAGGCACACCACTCGGCGTCCAGGTGCCAGCCGTGTTCCAGTTACCCGTGCTGGCGGTCTTCGTCGCCGTGCCGGTCGCGCAGAGGTCGGGGATAGCAGGCGGCACGAACGGGCCCGGCGCAAAAGCCGCGACCGCTAGGAGCACCGCGAAGAGTCGCACGCTCACGAGCGCCCCCAGGACGGCGGCAGAAACAACGCCGCACGAATGATCATCTTGAGGAACGTGCGCGGCGGGTCGCCACCGGCCATGTCTGCGTGCAGCGCGGCAATCTCGCCCGCGTCGAGCACCCGGTCATAGACCACGAACCGTTTGATCGCGCCGACGAAAAACTGTTGGTCCTCACTGTGAATCAATCCCGGCTGCGCGGCGAAGAAGATCGCCTGATCCGGCGTCCCAACGTTATCCGGCTGCGTCCGGGGATCTTTCTCGGCGGCTTGGCTCCCATTGAGGTAGAGCGTCACGATATCCGGATCCCACACGACAATGATCGTGAGATCCCGATTTACCGTAGAACTGATGAATCCTGCCGAGACCGCCTCGTCCTGAAACGAACCGGGCGGGTCAGAGTACTGCCCCTCAGCCGCGCGGATTTGCAGGTCCGCCCCCGGCGAGCCGCGATGCAACGTCAACCAGCGCGGCCCGTAGCTGTGTTCATTGACATCCGGCGAGCGCCGAAACGTGATGACCGCAATGTCGCTCCCTTGGCCGAGCGACGTGACTTGGGCGGCGGCAATCTCCAGACGCACGCCATACGACCCGCTCGCGAACGTGTTTGGGAAATCGCCCGCCACGTTCGGGAACCCGCCGCCCGTCGTCGCACACGTCCCATTGGTCTCGTCGAACGGAAACAGTTCGGTCGGCTCGTAGGAGTCGATATACCCCGCGTTCCACTGGATATACCCGCCTGACACCGTGACATCGGTGACGCCGCAGTCGAGCACAAAGTCCGGGAGGGCATCCGGGTCGCTGCTGAGGTTGGCGATGGTGTCGCCGCCGACGAGTTGCGTCAGGTCGTAGTCGGCCAGGTAGCCAGTCGGCAGCGTGCGCGGCGCTGACGCGGGCAGGAGCAGGAACAGCCCGAGAAGAAAAGCCCCCACGTTAGAAACCCGCACGGGGACTCCTCAACAGGGAGAGAAGATGGAAGGACGCGATGATTCCGCCCCCACGAATCGGCGAATTGATGATCGCTGGGAGGTTCGACGGAGCCGCACCGCCCACGTCGCCGCCCTCCCACGTATCGATGTCCACGCTAACAGTCTGATAGATCCCCGCCGCTCCTCCGCTCGTGATGGTGCAGGCCGTATTGGTGTCCACTGCGACGTCATTGATGTAGGCCGTCATCGTCGTGCCAACGATCTCCAGTTTGACCGTATCCCCAGCGACCGCCTCATCATCGGTGGTTTCCAGCACATTGCTTGGGTCATCTTCGATAAATCGCATCGCGAGGCCATCGCGCACGAGCAACCCGCAGAAATGCGCCGACCCGCCCGTCCCGCTGGCACGCACCGTGACGGCATACTGGCCGAACGCGCCAGCTCCATCAGTTGCTTCGCTGTAGTGATCGTTGGAGAAGGTATCCGCGTTCCAGAAGACAGAGCCCACCGACGCGCATCCGCGCGAAGCGTTGTCAAAAATGCGCGACTCCCCGTTCTGCTGCGTCCAGTTCGCGCCGAGCGCCCCAGAGGCGCAGGACGCATCCGTACGGTTGAACGTGTCTGTCGCTGGAAGCGAACGCCGTGCCGCCGCCACCGGCAGCGACACCCAGCACGGCAGGGCAAGCAGGAGCGCGGCGAAGCCGCGACGGAGGGCGCGCATTCCGTTACCCACCAATCACCACCGCGCGGCGATAGGTGAAGTCGATGGTTAGCACTTCCTTGTCAACATCCAACGTGTCGCCGGACGTGTCGGTGTCGAGGTCGAGAATGAAAAAGGCGTGCTCACCCGCCGCGCAGCCGGTCGTCGTGATGGCGGTTTTAGTCGCCGTGTTCAGCAGCAGGCTCCCGGCATTCGTCGATGCGGTGAAGGCTGTGTTGTTCAGCGAGACCGACGTCGGGGCTTCACCGTTCGCGGTGCAGCCGAATTTCACTTGAAACACCGCGTCATTCGTGGTCGCCGAGTTCGCAACCCATCGGACGGCGACGTCGATCGCGCCGGTCCAGTCGGACGGCAGCGGAAAGTTGCCATGCCATTCGGTGTTATTGCCACCGGTGACGAACACCGCGACGCCATAGGCCGGATCGCCCGATGCCGCCGTCGTGCCTCGGCATCCCCCAGCCGCGCCGAGCGTGGTCGGTAGGTTGCCGCCTGACGCCGCCGTGGCGTTCTGGCAGTTGCCGGCGAGGAAGACCGCATGAAACGGCAACGTCAGCGTGCCGGACGTCGGCGTCCCGAGCGCGCCGTTGAACACGAGCAGCGCGCCTGCCGAGCCGACGTTCACCGCGAGCGCGGTCGCGACGCCCGTGCCGAGGCCAGAGACACCCGTCGCGATCGGCAGGCCGGTGATGTTCGTGGCCACCCCAGACGCGGGCGTCCCCAGCGCTGGCGTGACGAGCGTGAGATTGGTGCAGCTCATCGTCGGCGTGTTGTTCGCGGTGAGTGTGCAGAAGTCGGCGTACGCCGTGCCATCGACGTCGTACGCCTGGAGCTTGACCGTGTTGCCTGCGCTCGTCGCGGAGCGCAGCGCCCCGCCCGTGACGGGCGTCAACGTCTCCAGCGCGAAACTCGCATTGAACCCGAACCCCGTCGCCATTGCCTCCGCACCGGCCGAATCATCCCAGCCGATCAACGCATCGAAGCCCGGATCGGTGATCTCGACAAGCTCCGAGAGATTGACGCCGCAGCTAACGATCGTGTTCGCACTGGCGTGCTTGCACATCAAGTCGTCTTCTGCTGGCGTGCCAGACAGCAGGACGTCGCCGCTACCAGCCGGAGTCGCCCACGTGCCGTCGCCGCGCCAGAACGTCGCGCTTGAGGCGCTCGTGCCGCTGTTGAGGTTCGCGACCGGCAGGTTGCCCGTCACCGCCGCCGAGCTCGCCAAGTTGACGGCGCCGAACGCGATCGCCGTGCCAGAGCGCCGCATGACCTGATGGTCGGATGCGGCCGCGATCGCGGCGACGTCCGCGGTCGCGTTGCCGGCGACGCCGAGCACGGAGAGCGCCGCGCCCTGCGTGAGGTTCGCGAAGGGCAGATCGCCCGCGACGCCCGTCGACAGCGGAAGCCCGATGCCGTTAGTGAGCGTGAGCGACGACGGCGTCCCGCCGGCCCCGTCGAGCACCACAACGGCGCCCGCGCTGCCCACGTTGATCCCGAGCGCGGTGCAGACCCCCGTGCCCTCGCCGGTCAGGAGCGTGCAGAAGTTCGCCAGGCTCGGCGTCCCCGCGAAGGTCTCCAGCCCCGTCGCTTCGTTACTGAGTACCCCAAAGAACTGCGCGAGCGTCGTGGCCGCGAACTGCGAGAGGGGATCGCCGACGAGCGCATCGCCGGCGCCGGCGCCGGCCTCGAGCAGGGTCCACGTGTTCGTGGCCGTGCAGAAGTAGAGCCCGATCGTCGCGGCCGTCTTTGAGAAGACCTGGCCGACCGCGCACGTCGCCGGCAGGGACGCGCCGCGCGGAATACTCGACGGCGGGTTCCCCGGTGTGACCTGCGCGGCCGCCGGCGCCGCGAGGGCCAGCAGGACCGCGAGCAGCAGGCTAGAGGTACTTGTACGGCAGGATCGCGACTTCTTGAGCCGCCGCGTCCGCAATCGCCCAGAGTTCTGAGACATCGGCCACCTCGAGCGTGAGAGTTTCCATGTCAGCCAACGGGTAGCCGGTCAACGTGGTGACCGCCGACGTCCGGCCGATGTAGATGGTCTGGCCCGGGCACAGGGCTTTGATGAGCTGCCCATGCACGGTGCCGTTGCTCGTGAGCTGGACCGCGGCCACACCCACCGTGACGCGGTACGGGGCGTTGATCTTCGTCGCGCCGTTCAGTCGTGCCATGTGACCTCCCTCGCGCTTCGCGCGGCGCGCGCCGCCGGGCAGATACCGGCGGCGCGTAACCGGGCGTCAGGCGGTGCGCTTTAGGTGACCTGGCCGAACGGGATCACGACGAGCCCCTTGCCGGTACCGGAAGCCGCGGCCGCGGCGGTGTTCGCGAGCGTGACCGAGATGGCCATCGCGACGGCATCATCTTCCGCGCCGGCGTCGAGGATGCCCGAGGCCGCCACCACGGCGCCGTCGACGAGCACCGCAATCGGCGCGACGATCTGGGTGTCGACCGCCGTGCGCAGCACGAGCAGCGCGACGGAGTAGTCCTTCGCGTTGGCGGTCGTGCCGGTCACGATGGTGATCTCGGTCGTGCCGAGCAGGATGCGGATGTTTTTGGCGTTGGCGTTGGCCGCGGTCGTGCCCCACGCGAAAATCAGGCAGCCGCGCTTGATTTTACCGAAGAACCCGGCGGGCACCGTGACGCTGTTGACCGTGTAATTGGTGTTCTGCACCGCGCCCGAGGCCGTGGCCACGGTGTCGACGAGCGCGCCGGCGACCAGGCCGAGATACTCGTCGGCCATGCCGAGCGCCTTGAGGTTCTTCATCAGTGTGTCGTGTTCTGCGAATCGCATGTCAGGATCTCCCTTTGTGACGCTCCGGCGTCACAGTGCTTACGTGGCGATGGTGTACGTGTGGCCGACCGCGATGCCTGACGCGGCCCACTTGTAGACGCCGGCGGCGCTCGTCTCGATGCACTGCACGCGGATGCGGGCGCCGATCTTCTCGTTGTTGGTCGAGGCCGCGAGGCTGTTCGCGGTCACGTCGTTCAGCGCGAGCACGTCGCCCGCGGTCCGGCCGGCCACGGTCAGGTCTTGCGCGACGACGCTGTGGAACTCGTACCAGTCGCCGAGGCGCGACTTGGCCGGCGTTGGCAGCGTGAACACCACGGCGCCCGCGGCGCCGCGGTTGGTGAACAGCGTGCCGGCCCACTCATCGACGATGGTGTAGTCGGCGGTTTTGGTGACGACGCGTTGTCGAAGGCGGCTGCTCATTCCGGGATCTCCCCTTGCCTGCGCCCAATCACGCTCGGAGGGTGGCGCGGTTCCACCGAGCGGCTTGCTTCTTCGCTTTGGCGCCCGCGCGCTGCGCGGACCGTCGCTGCTGCCGCGTGACGCGCGGCGGCAGGCCGACGTTGCTGATGCGCGTGCGTTCCGTGCGACCCTCCGGGCTGCCCTGGCGGTCCATGTCGTCGAACATCTCGCGCGCCAGCGCCCGGAAGTTTTCACGCGTGTGGCGCCGGCGGTTCTCCTTAAGCCAGGCCTGCTCGTACTGGTCGGCGTCGTCGAACTTCTTCGCGCCGCCTTCGGCCCACAGGTCGCCGCCCTGCTGTTTCAGCGCGCGGATGATGTTCCACGGCCGCAGGAGCCAGCTCACATGCACCCGGCCGACGTGCAGGTAGCCGTCGCGTGCCTGCACGTGGATGTCGGACCCGTTCGGTAACCCGATCCGAATCGCTGGCGCCCGTCGCACTCGCCGCTCGAGCACGAACGTCCCTGGCCGGTCGATGCTCTTGCGCAACCGGAGATCGGGGTCGTGCAGCTCGAGGTACCCGGGCGCATAGCCGTACAGCGCCGGGACGCGGAGCGCACGAGGCAGCGGGACGTGCGGGCTCGCCATGTCAGCCTCGCGAGCGCTCCCGGGCGTGTTCGACGGCCTCGCGCTCGGCGTCCGACGCGCGCGGGGGTTTGAAGGCGGTGGCGGCCGCCTGCTTCGCCTCGGGCGTCGCCTGGCGGTCGATCTGTGCATCGAGCGCGCCTTTCGGCGACGTGCGCGGACGGTGCCGGGTGTTGCTGGCGCGGCCGCGCAGGTCGACGCGCTCGACCTCACGCTCGTCCTCGAAGTCGGACGTCCCGCGATCGAGCCCCTCGACCTGCTGGCCGTAGAACGCGAGCTCCTCGTCGGTGAACGGCGTGCAGCGCTCCGGCCTGTCGATGCCGAGGATCCCGATCCAGCTCACGACGCGCTCGTGCGCGTGGCGATCGCGCGTGCCGGGCACGATCAGGTGCGACTTGAAGTGTTGGGCCTGGGCGTACGTGCATTCGAAGTAGCCCGGCTCGATGTGAAAGTGCCGCGAGTCGAACTGGACCTCGAGCACGTCGCGGCCGCGGTTGATGCACCGCACGATGCGATCGGGCGTGAGTTGGTCGGACGGCAGGTCGGTCGGCGCTAGCGATTGAATCGGCGTCCCGGACGGCAGATCGGGTAGTTGGTAGCTGTGTCCCATAACTCCTCTCAGTCATCCGCGCGCCGGCGAGCGGTGGTCTGCTCGCCGGCGCCGGTGCGGGGTAAGATCTCAGGCCGCGCGGACGAGGATCTGGTCGACGTCGATCCCTTCCCAGCGGATGTTGCGATTCGGGTACTGACAGTGGAAGTTGTCCATCATCCGGTAGAACGCGGTCCACTGGTCGAACTCCTGCACCCACTTCATGACCTTGCCGTCCGTGTCGTCCCATTCGCCCTCGGCGAGCACGAAGCGCGTCCAGCTTTCCTTGTTGACGCCGAAGAGCATCGCGAACGGCGCGTCGCGGTCCTCGAACATCGGCAGGTCCCCGAACGTGATCGCTTTCCGGTTCGCCCCGATCTTCTTGGCCGGGTTCTTGACGACTTTCGTGCCGCCATCAGGCGACATCAGGTCGGCGCCGGTGTAGCGGCGGTCCTGTTCGAGGAGTTGTAGGTACGCGCGGCGCACCGCGAACTCGCAGAGGAAGAAGTCGATCGTCTTCCCGGTGCGGATCATCTGCGCGTCGATGCCCTGCTGAATTGCATCGAAGGAGAACGAGCCGACGCCGGTGATGACGGTCGATTTGATCGACGGGTAGGTCGTGCGCGACATGTCGTGGTACGTCGCGACGAACGTGCTGTCGTCGATGCCGGCGAGCAGGCCCTCGGGCTCCTTGTCGAGCGAGTGCCGATCGGGCGCCGTGGCCACCACGACGCGCGAGTTGTCGCTGCAGGTCACGGCGGTGCCGAGCGTGACGTCGGTGCCGTCCGCGTTGGCGCCCTCGACGAACGCGGTCCCCTCGATCACCCCGCCCGACGTGACGATCGCGATGAACATGCCACCGTCGGTCGTGCCGTGCAGGTACCGGTTCGCGAGGATGGTGCCGGTGATGTTGCCCGGCGCCTTGAGCTCGAGCGTGGTCGTGGCGACGTGCGCGCCGTTGACGAGCGCGAGGACGCCCGAGCCCGTGCCCCACATGACGCGGTTGCGGTGGAAGAGCAGATCCTCGTAGGCGAGCTCCATTTCGGTCGCGACGACCTCAGCGAAGGCGCCCTTCTTGTTCTTCGTCTGCTCCATGACGTACCGCTCGAAGCCGACGCGCGTGTACGTGTCCCGCGCCCCGACGCGGTATTCCTTCCACTGCTGGCGCCCGGCCTGCGGCAGCCGGCCGCCGACGCCGATCGACGCGCTGGAGTGGTTGCGCCCGATCTTGTTGGGGATGACGCGTTCCTTGCCTTCCCACTTCTCCGATTTCGTGTCGGAGCGCATGAAGGACTCAACGATGTGGTCCTCGCTGAGCTGGTTGCGGAACGCGGTGTCGTACGTTTCTTTGAGGTTCGGACCCCACGACGTCGGGTCCGCGCCGGGCATGTGCTGGCGCTCGAGGCTCGACGCGACGAGCGCGGCGAGGGCGGCGAGCATTCCCTGGGAACGATGCAACATGGTGACTCCTGTGGCCGGCTCACCCCGCCATCGACGTAATCCGAGCGCGCGCCTCGGCGAGGCCGAACTTCTTGTCGCCGGCGGCCGTGGCAGGGGCGCTCGTGGTGGTCGAGACGGGTTTTGTGAGACTGGCGGTTTTTTGGGCGGTCGTTTGGCGCACGGCGTCGCGCGCGCGCTGCTGCGTGTCCTTCGAGGCCCCGACCTGCTTGAGATACCGATTGAGAATGAAGTCGACCGCGTACGGCCGCTCGCCGCGCGCGATGCGCGCTTCGTTGTCCCGGAAGGCGCCGTACACGGCGTCCTTGAGTAACATCTTGATGCCCGGGTCCTGAATCTGGCCCAGCGCAGCGCCGAGCTTGTCGCCCCACGTCTGCTTGCGCATCGTGGCGGCGGTCTGCGCCGAGCGCTTCTCGCCCGCGTCGACGCCGGCCTTGAGCGCACGGAGCTCGCGGGCTTGTGCGTTCACGGTCTCGGCGAGCCGATAAATGAACGCGTTGCCGTCGTTCTCTTTGGGTTCGAAGGGCAGATTCTTCAAGTCAATCGGGTCGGGCGTCTCGTCGGTTGTCGCCGCGGCGCGGTCGGCCGGGGTGTAGTCGTCGAGGCCGACGAGCTGCGCCAGGCGGCGGCGAGCACCGGGGTCGCCCGTGCTCGCGAGCTCCTGCAGCTCGCGATACGCCTGCGCTTCGCGCAGCGTGGTGTCGAGATCGAGATCCTTGACACGCTCGATGATCGGCTGCCACGCGCGCACTTTCCGCCCGAGCTTTTTGTTGCGGCCACTGACGGCCTTCAAGCGCGAGTCGAGCGGACTGAGCGGATCGTCCTCCGCGTCCAGCAGGTCGTCGATCGTCTCTTCCGCAGTGGCCGCAGCGCCTTGAGCGTCGGCGGGCTGGCGTCCACCAGCCGCACTACCCTCCGCATCTGTGCCGTCCGCGCCGGCAGAGCCGTCCGCGCCCGTCGAGGGCGCCTCGCTACCGGTCGAGCCCGCGCCGCCTGCGCCACCGTCAGCGTTCGGGGCATCCCACAGGACCCCCACCCACGGCACACACGACGACAGAATTCGATTGACGTGCATCACTCGCCTCCAAGCAATCGCCGCTCAAGGGACGGGCGCAACGGACGACACACGGCGTGGGCAGGGCAAGCCATCAATGCACGCCTCGCGCGGGTCGCGCCGTCCCTTGAGCGGCGGGCGGGTCCGGCGCGGGGCGCAACGCGCCACTTCGCACCAGCTCGCCCACATTCGAGCCTTTGTCTTCACTGACCGGCTTCAGCGCGCCGGACGCGACGGCCTGGCCGAGCACGTCGCCGTCGCCCGGCGCCGGCATCGGTTGCGGCGTCAAGAGCAGTTGGAGCTGCTCGAGGTGCGCGCGCATCGCCATGTAGACCGGCTGACGCGCCGGGTCCGCCGCCATCGCTTCGGCTTCTTCCGTCACCATGAACGCGCGCTTGAGCGCCAGGTGCAGCGCCATCGCCTGCGGTCCGAGGATGAGTGGATCCGGCGGCGTGATCTCGGCCGGGTCGGTGGCCTTCTTCCAGCGGTCGAGCTCGCGCGCGATGTGCTTCTTCACGCCATCGAGCGACGGCTTGAACTTCGCCAGGTCGAGCGCGGACAGGAGCTTGCCGGCGAGCTCGGGATCGGCCGCGGCCGGCGACGGCAGGAGGCCCGTCTCGAAGCCTTCTTTGAGACGGAGCGACTCAAGCATGGGCGACTTCGGCCAGGCCGACGCCTTATCGATGAAGATGTCGACGCGCCCATCGAGGTCGGCGCCGATGAACGCGTCCACTTCCCAACCGCCGTTTTCGCCTCGGATGACGGCGAAGCGCTCCGACCACGACGTCTGCCGCGCGATGCGCAGGCACATGAGCGCGGCCTGCTTCTCCCAGCGCACGAGCTCGTCGAGCGGGGCGCGGAACGCGCGCATGCCGTTCTCGTCCAACCGTTGCACTTCGCCCAGCGTCGGATCACCCTCAGGGCGCTCGCCGGCGAGGACCGCGTTGAGGCGCGAGACCGAGTCCATCGCTTCCTCGAGCTGCTTCAAGCGTTCGAAGAGCCCGGCCGCCGGCGACTTACCCTCAACGTGTGTCGGGACTTCGCCGGGGATGTTCGACTTGTAGCGGATGCGCTCGCCGGGGGCGCCGGTCGGCTCGTCGATGAGGGTGACCGAGAGCGGGATGTAGTCTTTCCCGGCGGCGTAGTTCATCGTCGCCAGGTCGATCAAGCTCTCGACGACGTTATGCTGCACCTGGATCGGCGCGAGGTCGTCCCCGGGCGGCTTGCCGCCGCCGCCGGGCGCCGTCGCGAAGGTGCGAATGAGGACGTTCTTGAACGGGCGGCCGTCGTCGTCGACGTACTCGAGCGGGCCGGAGTGCGCGACGTGGTCCCCCACCATCACGCGATACAGGCCTTGCGGAAACTTCAGCTCGCCGTCGTCGATCGGGTCGTGCCAGAGCTCGGCGACCCACAAGCCCGACGCGCCGGCGGGCCGCCCGTCGTTGCCGAGCGGCGCCACCAGGCCGGCGAGCGCATCGGCGTACATGGCGCCCGCGGCGTTGTTCTGATCGTTCGTGCCCTCGTCGGTGAGCTTCTCGCGGAGCTCGGGCCAGCGGGCGAGCACTTCCTCGCGCGGCGTGCGGCGGTGGCGCAAGACCCACGGCAGCTTGCGCGTGTCGGTCGTGCGTGAGTTGGGCGGCGTCGAGAGCTCGAAGCTCGTCGCGATGCTGCCGCAGAGCCGGCCTTTCGGATATTCGTAGGCAAGGAGCTCGCCCGTCTGCGGATGCTGCGCGGGCACCATCGGGCCCTTGCCGCAGTGCGGGCACGTGTCGTCGTCCGTCAGCTCTGCCGGCCCGGCGAACTCTCCGCACGCCTGGCACTGCAGCGCGGGAATGTGGTCGGTCCCGTACTTCTCGTCGTTGTCGCAGTACAGGACATAGCCGACACGGTCGGTGAGCGTGACGAGCTTGTGAATCTGCGACCGGTCGTCCTCGTAGCCGATTTCCTCGAAGAGCACCGGCAGCGCGTCGTTCGCGACTTCGGCCGCGGCGCGATCGCGATCCTCAGCCGCGCCAGGTCCACACTCTTTCGCCGGCGACGTCTGGTCGAGGATGGCGGCGATGCCGTCGATCTTGACGGCGAAGTGATTGGTGCAGCAGCGGGGGACGTGCGCGGGAATGCCGCCGGTCGCTGGGTCCGTGCCGCGGTCGACGTACCGCTCGGTCGCACGGTCCCAGACCTTCCACTGGTTCTCACCGCCGCGGTACATCAGCAGGTTCCACCAGTCCGCGCGATCGCGCGCTTTGCGCGCACTATCGTTCCGCGCCTGCTGGAGACACCGCTCCATCAACGCTTGTGCCGCGTCGCTCTGGTAATCGGTTGCGGCGGGCGCCGCTCCGGTGGGGGAGGAGCGCGGAGCCGGCGTGGTCGTCGTCACGCGTTCGCGTCCCTCTGGCTTGCCCTGCCTGCGGTGGCGCGATGTGGTTGCGGGGGGCGGTCTCGAACCGCCGACCTCCTGGTTATGAGCCAGGTGCTCTGACCGGCTGAGCTACCCCGCGGCGTTCTTTCTCGAATCGATTTCGGTCGTCAGCATGCCGGCGAACGGGCTCCTCGTCCCGTTGACGGCGGGCGCGTGTTCAACCATCAGCGGCGCGGCGGCGCCGCGCGCGATGAGCTGATCGAGCGCGAGCTCACAGCGCTCACGCCAGTACGCTTCGCGCGCGAGCGCGCCGGACAGCTCGTAGCCCTGTCGCGCCGCTTCAGTGTCGACGTGCTTTTCGAGGATTCGGAAACGATCAGCCGCGAGATTCATCGCCTCGTCGTGTCGGGCGCGAGTGAGGAACGGCCACCGCACGAGTTGATAATTCTGCACGTCGTGTACATTCCGTCAAGCAAACGACCCCGCCAGACCCCGCCAGACCCCGCCAGACCCGTTCCACGTGAAACCCTTCAGCGCTTCGCGAGGCCGCCGAGCGATCCGCCTTTCGGCTGGTCGTGGCGCTTGGCGAGCGCGACCTGGTGCGCGTGCGAGATCGGATCGTCCTTCAGGTGCGCGAAGGGATCGACGGGCGCGACACGGGGCGCGTGCGGCCGGGCTTCGAAGAAGCGGCCAGTGTCTTCGTACGCGTGGTTCTCGCTCGCGTCGTCCTCGACGTCGGGATCGTCCGGGTCGCGCGGGACTTCGACGACGGTGCGGATGAGCTCGGGGCAGGCCGTCGTCACGCTCCACCACGGAAAGCCATCGGGCGCCGTCGACAGCGCGTCGAGCCAACGGCCGGGGCGCGACATGCGCGCGGCGCGCGTCGCTGAGCCCGGTCGAAAGATGACCTGCGGCAATTCCTCGCGGAAGACTTCGATGATGGTCTTGGCCTGGCTCGCGTAGAGCCGGCTGCCTTCGATGATCGGGTCGTACACGATCCACTGCAGTCCTTCCATCAGCGGGATGTCAGTGCCGGCGAAGCACTCGCGGGTCAGCAGCTCGCGCATCGCGGCCGCCTGCTCGACCTCACGCTTGCCGGACTGATAGGCCTCGAGAAACGTGCGCGTATGGCCATTGGGTAGGGTGGCGTGCAGGTGAAACGAATACGGATTGAAGCCCCAATCGTGCGAGCCGAAGATCATCGCGCCCTTCGGCGGCCGCCACTGGCTGTTTCGAATGACGTGCCAGTCGATGCGCTGGCCGACGTAAAACAGATCGGGATACCTGGCCTGCAGCTCGGCCGTGACCGTGTGGTCGTCCTTCCACAACGGACCGACGATCGTCGCGTCGTTGGCATCCCAATCGCCCTCCGCTTGAGCGCGGGCGATGTTGATGGTGAACGCCTGATAGATGCGCGCCTTGTACAGCGGGTCGCCGGCGACGAGCGCCTCGTTGTCCTCGTAGCGCGCGGGGATGAAGCAGCGCGTCGGCACTTGCTCGGGGGGTGTCGGATCGCCGGGCCGCGGCAGCGGCCGCCACAGTTCGCACGGGCGCGGTGCGCGCCGGTCGCCGAGCTCGGCCGGTTGCGGCCGCACGTAGCGCCGCCGCAGCCAGGCCACGCCGACGCCGAGGCCCGGGTTGCCCGTCAGGCGTAGTTTCTTCGGCCAGGGGCGCGTTGAGCGCAGGCACGATGAGAGGCCGAGCACCGTGTACTCGGCGAGCTGCTCGGCCTGGTCGACGCCGATGAGGCCGAACTCCGAGCCGAGGTAGCGCGCGATGTCCTCCTCGTTCGTCATGAAGTCGACGATGAGCTCGCCGCCGTTGAAGAACAGGAAGGAGTGGTCCGCCCGTGACCACCGCGCGATGTCCCGATAGATGCGCTTGAACACCGGGACGATGTTCGATTTCATTTCCTCGCGCGTTTTGCGGACGAGCAGCATGCGGATGCCGGGGAACTTCAGCGCGGCGTCGCCAAAGTCGGTCCCGAGAAACTCCGTCTTGCCGCCCCCTCGAACGCCGCCATAGAACAGCTCGTCGGCGGGGCACATGTGCGCGAGCGCCTGGCGTGCGTTGGGCACGCGGACGCCGGTCTTGGGGTGGGGCGGGTAGGCGAAGACGTAGCCATCCGGCGGCGCCGGAATCGGCCTAGCCATCGCCGTGGGCGGGCGTGGGATCTCCCCTGGATTGGTCTTTGAGCGCGTTGTCGCGCATCGCGTGGCACTTGATGCACACGGCCACCTCACGAACGGGTTGGCCGAACACCCCGAGCACCCAGAGATGCGCGCATCGTGCGGGGTCGACCGGTTCCACTTCGTCGGGCGTGAGCGTCATCGCAGAGATTCTAGCGCTCGTGCCACGCGTCGCGGTCGACGGCCCAGCACTTAGCGTGCCAGACCTGGCCATCCCGCCAGACCGCGCCAACTTCACCGCGGCCCAGCCGCTGGCCGCAGACCTTGCACCGAGGCCGTTGCTGGTGGCGCCAACTGCTGAGCAGCGCGGCAAGGAGCAGCAGCGCGAGAACGACGAGCGTGATTACTAGCGGACTCATGTTTTGGGTGCCTCTAACGTGCCGCCGGGCCACTCTTTGAGCGAGACCGGGTCGGCGATGCCGACGACGTTGACCGTGACGGTCGGCGCCGCGCCGGGCGTGACGGGCGTGCCGGAGTCCTTGAGCAGGCCGAGCATCTTACCGTAGAGCTCGGCGTGAATCACCGAGCCTTTCTGCAGCGCGATTGCGCCGATGCGATGCACGACCGGGCCCCAGAGCTGATCCATCGACGCGCGCAGCTGCTCGCCGATCCAGCGCTGGAGCCCGGGTCGCCGCATGAACCGGAGCGACACGGCCGGGCGCGTGACCTTCAACTGCTTGGCGAGCGCGGTGTGCGTAACGCCCTTGCCCTCAGCCAGCAGCGAAACGTAGGCGTGGAACATCTGGTGATCCGCCAGCGTCGGCTCGAACGCGGGCGCGGCGAAAGCCGCGTCGGCAGCGGGTAACGCGTCGTTACTCGTGGGCGCGAGCGCGCTCGACGTCAGCTTCTTACGGCGCGATTTCTTGGTGTTCTTCATGCGTGTGCCTGGGCCCATTCCCGCCAGCGCGATTGAGCCCACGCGCGAAATGGGCCCGTATTCATTGTGGAATTATTCTGTTGACATGAGGCTATAGATAAAGTAGACTCTCTATATTGAGTCCGGTCACCGCCGGACAGGAGGATACGCAGATGACGACGATCGAGACCCTGACGGACACCCAAATCGAGACCCTGCGCGCGGAGGCTGGGCAGCACGGCGACCTGGATATGGTGGCCGTGTGCGCCCGTGCCCTGGCCGGCGACCAGGCGGCTCTGGCAGAGTGCGTCCGCGTGATCCAGCTCGCGGAGGCGGAGGCCGAGGCCGCCGACTGACCTTCGGTGCGCGCACCTCTGCGCCGCCGCAGCGTCCGCCGTGGTCGGCGGGCCGGCTACGTAACGCCGGACTCCACCACCATGCACACCATCGCCGGCTACACCACCATCGCCGACGCCATACGCCGCCTGGGCTACAGACGTCAGCGGCTCTACGTCCTCGCCGCGCAGGCCGACCCGCCGATCGCCATCGTGCGCGGCCTGCTCCGCGTCGAGGACGTCGAGCGTCTGCGGACGCGGACCAAGGGACGCCCCGGCCGCCCCCGCAAGCGCGACGATCGATAGCGCGGTCAAGACGCGGCGCATTTACGCGGCCTCGAGGTCGCGCACGACGCGCAGCAGCAACGGCGATCCACGGAGCGAGAGCACAACGCCGGCCGCCGGGCCGTCGAGGAACTTCGTCATCGGCGTCGCCTCGTCCACAGGAACGCGCCGATCGCCACGACGACGACGAGCGCGGCGCCGGCCCACAGCACGATCCGCCACAGGGCGTCGTTCACCCGATGACTCCCTCGCCCTTGAGTTGCTCGCGCATGGCGCTCAGGTCCGCGCGCGGCGCGTCGGGTGCAGGGATGGGGTCCGGCTTTGCGCAGTCGTCGCAGGTCTCGTCCGCTTCGTGGAACACGCGCCGGCCGGTGACCGCGTCGAGGACGTGCTCGACGAGCGCGACGTCCTCCGCGCGCTTGACCGCGAGGAGTTCGACGTCACGCATGAGCAACAGCCCTTCGCCCTCGATCGGCACTTCGACGCCCGCGAACTCGCCGAAGCACACGAGATCGCCCGGCGCCACGTCTTGCATGGGCACGCGGTGCCCGAGCTCGCTGAAGCCGCCGGGCCCCACGGCGACGACGATCCCTTTCTGCGGACGCGTGCGCGCCTCGTCCGGGATGATCATCGTGCCGCCCACGTTTTTTACGGACGGCATGAGCTTGCGCACGAACACCTGATTGCCTAACGGTTTCATCTTCACGATGTCGACTCCCCTACTGCGCCTGATAGCGCGTGTGCTTGCTTTTGCCGTGTTGCACGAGCCGGCCGGCGACGACCAGGCGCTTGACGGCGCGGCGCACGTCGTACGGTTTCGCGTTCGCCTCCTTGAGCAGCACGGGCATCGCGACGGCGTCCGGGTCGGTGAGCCCGAGGATGCGCGACTCAAGCGAGCCGTCCGCGATGCGCAACTTCGCCCCCACGTGCGGTGTTGCCGGAAGCCGGCGAGCGCGCACCAATTCGAGCGACGCGCGCAGGTGCGCGCTCGCGTCGTCGTGCTCTCGGATCGCCGCCTCAAGTTCACGAATCAGCACGGTGCGCCAGTGCTTGTGGTCGCTCATGTCGCCTGCCTGCCTGCCTGCCATGTGTCCTCCAGTCACCAGCCCTGCCGGGCGATGAAAATCTGTCCCGGGGCGCCTTCGTAGACCACCGCGAAGCCGTCCGCGACCGCCAAGCCGAGATCGCGCTTGCGGCAGCGCTCGATGCGACATCCCGCGCC